TTGGGGAAATAGCCAAGTAACAGCTAGGGAAAATAGCCAAGTAACAGCTAGGGAAAATAGCCAAGTAACAGCTTGGGAAAATAGCCAAGTAACAGCTTGGGAAAATAGCCAAGTAACAGCTTGGGGAAATAGCCAAGTAACAGCTTATAATTATGTTTCAGTTAGAATTGAATCACCTAATGTAGTAGGTATAATATTTGGATTTGTATGTGTATTGGTTTATATGAGAGCAAAGATTACACTCAATACCGCAACCGCTAAAATAGTTGAAATTGATAGACCACTACCTAAATGGACAACTGCTGAGTATCTGGAGAAATTTGCTATAAAAAATAATAACCACAAAGTTGTTTTGTATAAAAAAGTTTCAAAAGATTTCAAGACACAAGAAAATACAAGAAACGAAACACATTGGGAAATTGGTAAAACATTAGACCATCCAAATTGGAGTCCTTCTACTCAAGAATGTGGAGAAGGTAAGTTTCATGCTTGCAGTTACCCCTATTTTTGTGATGAATTCAGGAATTTACCAAATGATAGATATGTAGCTATTGAGATAGATATTCAGGATTTATATTCCTGGCCAAATCCTAGTTACCCCACAAAAATTGCATTTCGTAAGGGCACAGTGCTCTATGAATGTGATAAGTATGGAAATAAAAAACAATAGATATATGGCAAATAAAAATCAAGCAAATATCAATCTGGCTAATCGTAAAGCGTTAAAGACGATTGGAAAACCCATCGATTCAAAATATGGTTCACCTACAAATTTACGCAAGCGGGGTCCAAAAGTTTATGGTAAAAATAAACTAGGCTCACGTAACGATCACTCAACATAACCAACTGTTAAATTAACTTTAGCGAGTATGATGGAATGGCAGACATACGGGACTTAAAATCCCGAGGGAAGAGATTCCCGTGAGAGTTCGAATCTCTCTACTCGTAAAGTTATAGTCGATATGAAAAAATAACATAACTTATGAAATGGATTATTAAACGGCATTTAGCATATCAATTCCATCCTGTGTTCTTTAGGTTTGAGGGTACAGAAGAAGACGTTAAACAGGTTATAGCACACAGAGACAGAGACCCTTGGTTCGCAGGGAATGAAAAAACGGAACATACCTATATCTCATTAGATGCTTGGTATAACAAACTTCAAGAAGCAAAAATAAAGTTATAGTCAATATGAAAAAATATAAATCCACCAGTATTGAGTATAGTTACTTTATTTATGCCCCAGATGGTAAAACAATTATTGGTGACGTTTTTATAGGAATTTATAAAAGACATAAACAAAAAAAAACAATAATGAACCAAGAGATTAAGAAGAAGTCTCGTATTGTAATACATCTATGATCACTCACATTATCACTAATAAACCAACTACAACATTCAAAGATTTAAACCAGAGGGATTTGTTTATTTATAATAGCATACTGTATGTAAAAATGGATATTGCTGAGTTTAACGCATTCTCCATTACACATCTTGAGTTCACGAGTATAAATGATGATAATGAAATAACAAAAGTTAAAATATCCAAAGATATTGAATTGGAAGAAATATGAGTAACGATATTGTTGGATTAACAATTCTTGTCTTGTCATTAATTGGTATTTTAATTTTATTCTTATCTTTCGTATTGGAAACTATTAAAACTCGAAAACAAGATATTAACGATAACAATAAAAATACTAGCAAACCGAAAGGAGTCTTTTGATTCTACAACTATTGTTTCATTGGATAGGCGACTATTTACTACAAAGTGATTGGATGGCTTTAAACAAAACAAAAAAAGATATTCCATGTTATATCCATTGTTTTTTATACACTCTACCATTTTGGTTACTTACCAGTGAAGGATGGAATACTTGGCTATTGGGAAGTCTATCATTTATATTTTGGAGCCATTTTATAATTGATAGGTTTAGTCTGGTAAAGTATTTGATTTACTTCAAAAATCACATAAATCCAAGTTTCAGTTATAAACCTTGGAAATACTGTAATACAACCGGTTACTTCGACAATCTAAAACAATTACCGATTATTGGGTATGCCGACATACGACCAGGTTATATAACTATATGGCTGTATATCATTACTGATAATGGGTTACATCTGATCTGCAATTATCTCGCATTAAAATATCTATGACTGCAAGATATGCACCAGTAATCGACTTAGACTTATGAACGTTAGAATAAACTGGGGCAAAGTATAGTAAAATCATGAAAAAGAATATATTTGAAGCATATTGCTATATTACAGATGGAGAAACACAACCTAAAGCGGTAAGATTTACAGTTGAAGAGCTTGTGCACCATAACTGTCCACTCCATTCTATATATTCATGTTTAGTCACAGTGAAATCAAATAAGAAACTGCTTAGTGAAAAACCAGGTTTCAAATACGACGAATGGATTAATACTGTACCACTTATAACGTTGGAGTAGTTGTTAGTTCCAGTTGGCGAGTCAATCCAGTCAAATGGAATGCTCTTTTAGCAGAATGTAAGCTATTACAATTTCTAGTAATGGATTGGAGAACAGCCATAAAATTTTATAATGTGTGACATGTGGAATGGACTATCCGGTAAAAGTATGGAAACAATGATTAACTGGGGGAGATATAACAAAAAAGTATATATAGAATAAAATTATGATTATTGAAGATATAAAAAAATTAATTAACGAGCTTAAAAAAGAAGAAGATCTAAAAAATATTCAAGCAGATTTCACTACGCATTTTCAGATTTATCAAAGAGATATTCAAGAATTCTTGGATACACAATTTAAGAATAGTTCACAAACAGAAGAAGAATTAAATGAATTAAAGGAATTTATTCACAATCAACTCACCATGAATTTGTTTAATGATCTGTTTGCTACTAATTGTGACGATCAAAGACTATGTGTAGTAGAGGACAATGATTAACTTATGAAATGGACAAACGCAAAAGTATTGATGTTGGTATTGTATGTTGAATGGTTAAATTTTTTGATAGGTAATTTAATATTCAATCCTTATTGTCAAGATCAAAATAGTTTTTGGAGTAACCTTTTATTTTTTACGGAAATAACTTTCGTCATGAATTTAGGGTCAATATTTATATGGATAATTGAAAACTGGAATAAATCTGAATAATCAAATGAACGAAAAAGACGCATACACAGTTAAAATAAACGCATTACAAGATATTGAAGAAGCATTATCTGATTATTTTCAAGCTTGTGCAATATTGGATATTGCTACTCCTGCCATGTGTGAGGAATTGACCGAAGTTTTGTAAATAACTTATGAAAACATTAACTATTGAGCGTACCAACGATGAGCCACCTCACTTCGTATCCACAAAAAAGTTTGAAATGAATGATAGATGCTACTTATCAGATGGAACGGTAGCTTATTTTATGGCTTACTTGGGTGATGGTGATGAATGCTTAGTCTCCATCATTTGCTGTAACGAGAATTACACTACTTACGAACCAAATTTTAAAGACGTTTATATTAAAGTAGCTCGTGTGTTTTCAAGCCCTCCTGAATATGAAATGGTGAAAGAGATTACTGAGGCTAAAAAAGAGCTTGAACAACTTCTGGAGAAACAAAGTAAAGCCCGCCAATCATTAATTGAGATAGAACAATCTTGCCAAGATCGACGTAAAGCGTTGGCTAAATGGGATGGTTTTCAACTTCTTGAAGCTTTTCTTGAAAAAAGAATTACCCATCTGGTTTTCGTTAATTATTCTACTGTTAAGATTATGACATTTGAGGAGGGAATGGCTTATCGGAATGATTTTGGAAGAACAAAGGGGATAAAGCTACTTTCTCTTTTTGGAAAATCCGATGGTTGCCTTGAATGGCAGTTAAATGAATATTATGACGGTTCAGGTAGTCACATTCAAGTATACCCTGCACGATCTTTGGAAGAAGCTATAGAGCAATGTAGAAAGTTTTTTTATGAGCATATGGATGAAGCTTTAGCGGATACCAATAAAACATATCTCGTTAATAACTGGCTACCAATGGCAAAAGCTTACGGGTTTAATATTCCTGAAGAATTGTTAAAGCGTGATAAAGAATTAAAAATTAAAAATGCTACAGAAAATCTGGACAAAGCTAAAAAAGATTTAGCAACAAAAGAAGCTGCACTACTAGAAATTCAAAACAGTCTATAACTAAAAAAAATTATGAAACTTGGACAAAAAACAACAGAATTACTAACAGGATTAACTGTTACACCTATCGTACTGTATGTACTAAGTAAAGATGGGTTAAATCGACGAATTAATTGTCAGCCTCATGGAATCAATCCAAAAACAGGAGAACCGGTTGAAACAATCTGGACGTGTGACGAACATTTAAAAGATGGTCCAATTGAGGGAGACCTACCTTTTCATTTAATTGGAGAATGCGCAGAAGATGAAGCAACAGGGTTTAATGGAAGAATTAGCGAAATTTGTCTGCATATCAATGGTTGTGTGCATGTAGTAATTACACCAAAAGGAGTTGCAGAAAATGGTAATGCAATTCGAAGTATCAATTTTGATATTCGCCGTGTAAAGGGAAAGAATATTCCAAAGTTTAACGCACAAGAATTAAATAAAAGTATCAAGGAAAAACCTTCTCCTACTTCATGTAGCCGCCCAAATAGATAATATTTATAAATAAAAATGGTTCGATCCCATTTTTTACTTTATTATAAGTTATGTTGTTTGATGTACCTTGGAAGGATATGGTTGCCTATCATTACGAACAATGTTCCAAGAATATTTCAATCGTGCGTTATTACTTTTTTATTGAGAGCAATCAAGAATTAAAGAATTGTTATAAACTTGTCATGCACTCGGTAGTCAATCAACATGAAAATTATCTAAAAAAAGAAGCTAGAGACAAGGGACTAGATTATGATAAACTGGATTTTGGCTGGATCGCTCAGCTTCATTCAAAAATAGATTTATTAAATGACAATTTTACAAGTAGATAAATTAAAGCTATACCTTCAAAAAACAGCAGACCTAGCTTTACCATTAGCTGCTTTGGAAGCTACACCATTTCATTCGGCTTCTACGCCCCCTACAACGAATTATAATGATAATACAGCAAGTTCATTCGCAGCCAATGTAGGAGCTTCAGGAGGAGTATCAGCATTACAAAATGCTACAACACCATTTGCTAAGCCTTCAATGTGGAAAAGCCTTGTTTCCTCTCCTTTAATATCTCCTTCAGGTATTGGTGCTGCTCTGACAAATGTAGCAAAAGGAGGCTTACAAGGAATAGGATACGGAGCAATATCTCATGGTCTACCAATTATTGAAAATGGATTGGAAAGCTCCGTTGGTTATACACCGAGTAATAATGTATTGAGTAATGCTTATTCAGGTATTCCACAAAAAGATGTATCTTCCTTATATTTGGATCATGCTCCCGATCAACAACCTGGATCGCCTACTCGTACATGGGGAAACTGGTTAGACCAAAGTATGACAAGTGGAGGAGGGATCAAAAATACGGTTAATGATGCAGCAGCAGGCTCAGTATGGGGAGGATTAGGGTCTGTATTAAATTCTATTCCAAATGCTTTATCGAATATCTATTCAGCTGGTAAAGGTGTAGCTGATTTGATGAGTGTCAATTCTCCAAAAAATCAGATAAGTCGTTACATGCAAAGAATGGAAAACGATGAGACAGAACGAGAAGCAAGTCAAAATGCTCCTCAAGTCAAACAAAGCGAATTCCAGAATTTAAAAAATCGAATTCGCTCAAATTTAAAAACAAGAAATTAATCCCCTCTGTAGGGTGGATTAAAATTTGGTATAATCTTTTATGATAAACTTTTTAATCTTTGCAAATATATTTATGTTGGTAGCAAATACATTATGCCTTTGCTTATACGGTCAGCCTATATCTATCATCGGAATACTCTTTCCTCTTATGGGGTTAATATGTCTTGCTATAACGACATAGCTATTAATATCAAGAGGTTCAATCCCTCTTTTTTTAGCTATCGGAAGTTAGTATATCTTGATAACATTGGTGTATGAATTTACGATATTTGCTAAAAAAGAATTTATTGCATAAGGTTGGATTTGATTTTGAGGATTTTAATGATAAAGGTCAAGTCACTGCACATTCACAGGGGTATAACGAAATGTTTAATCCTCCCCCTACCCCTGCCCCAACTGCTCCAACTCAAACAATGGGTGATCCTCATGATACAGAAAAATATGGTCCTCGCTTAAGTGGAACAAAAGGTTATTTAGACATTAATGGTATACCCTTCAATGATTTACCATCTGGTCAAGCCGGAAAAATGATTCCCGGTACGGTGACCTCTCCTTTTAGTTCTACAAATCTAAATACTTTAAATAATGAAAGTAATAAAGCGCAGGCTGATATGAATCAGCAAGTAGCTAATACAAATTTTGATAAATCACACCCAGGTATTCAATCCATTCCTGAATATAAAGATATAAGTTCTCCTGGCAATTTAACAACTAGTAATCCAAGTACTACACCTACACAAGTAGCTTCTAATTTACCAGTGACTAATCCTCCTGCTCCAACTCAAACAATGGGTTCTCCCCCTCCTTCAGGTGGGGGAATGAAATCACCATCTGTCGGTGCTCCTGCAGCAGGTACGGTTTCGGCATCTGGTAAACCAATCAGTAAAACATCGGAATTGAATGAAACACAGCGTTTTGCAATCGGATTCATCAAATCAGCAATTGATAATGGGTTAAATGAAAATCAAGCTATTCATTTGTTACATAAAATATCAAATGTAAGCCCAATGCCTGGGGCATCAAATATGCTTGGTAATGCTGTAAATAAAATGAAAAACATTGCTCCAGGATTACAATATACTCCAAAACCTCAGAATACTCCGAATAATGTACAGGGTAATATCTCTTCAATGGCGCAGGCTGCTCCTCCAATCGCCAAACCCGTACAGCCAATTCCAAGTCTAGCTACTAATCCAGGACAACAGGATTTACAGCAATTTGAACAACAACAAAGAACAAAGATTAATCCTAATATTACTCCCCTAATTAATAATCAAGTTGACCAACAATTAACTAATTTACCTCCTTTACAAGCTCAAGAGTTGATTAGATATTTACAAAGTAAGCAAATGCAGTAGATTATAATTACATGATCATCCAATTCAAAGACTTGGAAAATAATGTTACTTATTTAAGAATCGTTGAAGGTTATACACAATCGTTAATTAGTAAGCATGCTCACGCTTATTATAAAAAACAGTATAATGAAAATAAAGTTGATAATTTATCAATTATTGAATTTGCTATTCGGCAGCAAATGATGGTTTTACTTACCGATGAGGAAGTCGAAGAATTAAAAGCTAATGAAAAAACGTTCGAAAAATCTGGAAAATAAAGCTGACAAAACATTAAGAGTTTATCAACGAGAAAAAATTGGCTTCGAATTAAAAATTGCTCAACCAAACTGGACGGAAAAACAATTAAGATATATTGATATCATCAAGGACAAGAATACAAAAATCGTTCTTAACACTGGTCCTGCTGGTTCATCGAAAACTTTTTGTCCTGTAGCTGTAGGGCTGGATTTATTAAATACTGGCAGAGTAAAAGAATTTATTTATGTTCGATCCGTTGTGGAGTCATCAGGTACAGGCTTAGGTTATTTACCAGGTGAAATATCTTCCAAAATGGCTCCCTACGCCGAACCATTTCTGGACAAAGCTCGTCAATTATTACCTAGAGAACAGATTGATGAATTGATTAAAGATAAACGAATACAATTTATACCTGTAAATTTCTTAAGGGGTAGAGAATATAATGCAGCATTTGTGTTGATTGACGAAGCCCAAAATTTTAGTGAAAGTGAGTTGGCTACTATTTTAACTCGCTATGGTACCGCTTCCAAAATGGTTATATGTGGGGATTATCTACAATCCGATTTGGAAAACTATCGTAAAGTGCCAAGCGGCTTTCGTCCTGTCTTTGATTTATTTAATACTGAAGAATATGTGGCACACGGCATTCGATGCTTTGAGTTCGGCATTGAAGACATTAAAAGAGATCCAGTTATTGGTATAATTGTCGAAGCTTTCAAAAAACATAAATCCTCGCTCGCCAAACCTAAGTAAACTACTTAATATAGATATATATGGTTGCTGAAATAATCTCCGGTTTGATTCAAGGATTGTATGCTATTATCGATAGCATCATCAATTCAGGTCGTGCGAAAGAAACGGTCAAAGAACATATCGTTAAAAACGAATTTATTCATCAAAGGCTAGTAAATCTTTTACATGATATTGAGGCTGATCGACTTAGCATTCGTCAATACCACAATGGAGGATATTATTATTCCGGCTTACCTTTGCAAAAGTATTCGTGTACTTACGAGGTTGTCACAGAAGGTATTTCCGCAGAATTACCAAATAATCAAAATAAATTAGTTTCCGAAACACCTACACTGCATTCTGCGATTATTAGAGAAAAAGAATATATTATTGAGAATGTTGATAATGTTACAGACATTACCTTTAAACAAAAATTACAAAATCGTGGAGTAAAAAGCTTCTATGCTCAAGGTATCTGGGATCTACAAGATAATTTAATTGGTCTGTTATGTGTTGATTATGTGATTGATGAACATACGATTACTGAAGATGAGAGAATAGAATTGGATAATTTTACAAAATTAGTATCCGGTTATTTGGTGGCTTCTCCGTCCAAGCAACCAAAAAGTTTAGTAGTTACGGTAATGATATTTTCCATAGCTTTAACAATACTATTAAGTCAAATCGCCTTTCTGATTTCAAGTATTTATAATTTACTTAAATTTTGGTTATAATCTATGGCCTCCCCACAAATATTATCAGCTTTACCAATTCTAGGTGGAGCAACGGCAGGAGGAGCAGGATTTGCCAATTATATTCCAATTCTTAATGAAAGTGGACTATTAGATTTATCATTTTTTCCATCTTCTATAGTAGGTGATTTACAGTATCAGGGTACATGGAATGCAAGTACCAACACTCCTACCTTAGCCAGTTCAGTAGGTACACAAGGATTCTATTATATTGTTTCAGTAGCAGGTAATGCTGTATTGGATGGTGAAACAAATTGGTTTCCTGGGGATTGGGTAATCTTTAGTGGTACAGTCTGGAATAAACTAGATGCGAATACTACTCAAGTGATATCTGTGGCAGGTCGAACAGGGGCCGTTACCTTAACAAGTGCCGACCTTACAGATGCTACTACGGCTGGTAAAGCAGCAATTACAGCCTCCAATTCGACGGGAACAAATTATGTAGTTTTCAATAATTCACCTTCTTTTATAACACCTAATTTGGGTGTGGCTACTGCTACGAGTATTAATGGATTAACCATAACTACCAGTACAGGTACATTGACTGTAGCAAATGGTAAAACTGCATATATTGGCAATAGTTTGAATTTTAGTGGATCAGATGGTGCATCCTTAAATATTGGAGCAGGTGGAACATTGGGTACAGGTGCGTTTAATCCAATATATTCATTACCACCAGCTACCAGTTTAGCATTGGGTGGTGTGATTATTGGTAATGGATTGAACATAAATTCTGGTACTGTGTCTGTAGCTGTACTTGGTTCAGCTGGTTTAAGGTATAATAGTGGTAGTGGTGCAGATACAACCGCTACTAGCTCACAGTTGCAAACAATTATTGGCGGTGGAGTTTATCAAGCACCTATAAGCTTAACAACTACAGGTAGTGGGGTGGCTACATTTTCAGGTAATGTATTAAACATTCCCAATACTACCTATACATTACCAAATGCTACTACAAGTACATTGGGTGGTGTAATTGTAGGTAATGGACTGAATGTAACAACTGGTACTGTATCTGTAGCATATGGTACAACCGCTAATACAGCTTTACAAGGAAGTTTATTGGGCGCAAATTCAGGTGTCGCGTCATTAACTGTAGGAGGAATTTTAACAACTTCTCAATTTCCAGCTTTAACAGGAGATGTTACCAATACAGCTGGTAGTTTATCGACAACCGTTGGTAAGATTAATGGTACTTCCTTGGCCTCGTTAGCATCTGGACTGTTATACAATACAACAACTACTGGTGTACCGAGTATTGCTACCAGCAATCAAATACAGACTGTAATAGGTAGTAATGTTTACCAAAGTTATAACGCTAATACTACAACGTTAGGTAACACAACAACTGGCTCTGGTAATATTGTATTGGCTACATCTCCTAGTTTGACAACACCAAATATCGGAGCAGCTACTGCCACATCGGTAAATTCATTAACCATAACTACTTCGACAGGTACATTAAGTATTACTAATGGAAAAACAGTTACCGTAAATAATACTTTAACATTTAGTGGTACAGATAGTTCTACATTAAATATAGGTACAGGAGGTACTTTAAATACAGGAGCTTTTACAGCCGCTTATACTCTACCTAATTCTACTACAAGTACTTTAGGAGGTGTAATTGTAGGTAATGGATTGAATGTAACGACTGGTACTGTATCTGTAGCTTATGGTACAATCTCCAATACAGCTTTACAAGGTAGCACATTAGGAGCAGCTTCAGGTGTTGCCTCATTGACAGCCGGTAGTTTACTTACGACAGCCCAATTTCCAGCTTTAACAGGAGATGTTACCAATACAGCTGGTAGTTTATCGACAACCGTTGGTAAGATTAATGGTACATCATTATCAGGACTAGCTTCAGGTGTACTTTACAATACAACAACTACTGGTGTACCGAGTATTGCTACCAGTAGTCAAATACAGACTGCAATAGGTAGTAATGTTTATAATGCGTATAACGCTAATACTACAACATTAGGTAACACAACAACTGGCTCTGGTAATATTGTATTGGCTACATCTCCTAGTTTGACAACACCAAATATTGGGGCAGCTACCGGAACGAGCCTGACGCTCACCTCTACCTCGGTGGCTCCTCTCACCGTCGATTACACCGGCACCATTTCTGCCACCGGCATATTTCTCGAAGCACCGAACTTGGCCACGGGGTCTGAGGCAGCAATCAACATCGGACTTTCCACGACGACAAATAACCGTGTCTTATTTCAATTTTACAACAACGGAGGAGCAGGATCATCTCTTAACTGCGGTTCACTAATCTTACAAGGTGCTACCAATGGTCTTTATGTTTTTGGTTCAGGTCACATTTCCAACACCTCAACCGATGGTGGCAGTGCTCTTAACATAACAGGTTCACTTTCTGCTTCAAGCAATATTACGACGACGGGAGGTGCGTTTGTCACTCAGTTTACTACGGGGGTATCGTCGTTCACGTTGACACCAGGGTTCAACACTTCGACAGGCTCAAATTCAAGCCAGACGGTGACGCTACCCGCACCTGCGTCAGGTCAATTAGTAATCTTTAAAAATGCGGGTAGCCAGACATGGACGGTGGCGAGCAATTCGGGCAGCCAAATTGAGGCTACAGGAGCGATAACAGCAACCGCCACCACGACCGTTACATCAGGCACTTGTGTGCGTTTTTCTTCTGACGGCACCTATTGGTTCGAATGGTAATTTTCTTATTTATACTCATTATGGTCATTATATTACAACGCGTTAAATACTTTAATGACTGCCTTGGGTAGAACAATTCCTACTTAATTTCCTTGTTTAACTGATTTAATAAATTTATACTAATCATATTATATGGCCACTCCTCAAGTGTTAGCATCATTACCAATTTTAGGTGGAACAACAACGGCTGGATCTTCTGCTTACGCCAATTATATTCCAATTCTTAATGGAAGTGGACTATTAGATTTATCATTTTTTCCATCTTCTATAGTAGGTGATTTACAGTATCAAGGTACATGGAATGCGAATACCAATACACCTACATTGATCAGTTCTACAGGAACAAAAGGATTCTTTTATGTAGTAGCGACAGCGGGTACTACGACATTAGATGGTATTTCTATTTGGAATATTGGTGATTGGGCAATATTCAATGGTACGACATGGAATAAACTAGATGGAGCAGCTGCTCCTGTTACATCTGTGGCAGGTCGTACTGGGGCTGTAACTTTAACAAGTAATGATTTAACAGACGCAACATCAATAGGTAAATCATTAATTACATCCTCAACAACTTCGAATGCTCGTAGTACAATAAGGGCTAATAATGTATATTATAGTGTTACAGTCAATTCGGGCTTAACAAGTTTAATAGGTTCTGATGGCTTAAATAATGTAAACAGTTATACTTTTCAAGCAGGATCGGGGGCTTATACCTATGTTATTAATTTATCTGCCGTAAGTGCAGCTAATGGTGATGTAATCCAAATTTTAGCAAATCTACCAGCTTCGACAAATCCGACTTTACAGGTTTATGATCAAGCCAGTACTACGTTATTAACTAACTTATTAAGTAATGGAACAGCTACAGCTATTACGTTAAGTTATGTATTTAATGGCAGCAATTGGGTAGCTTTCAATACTGGTGCCTTGTTAGCGTATAATAATTTGAGTGATCTGACATCTACTTCAACAGCCAGAACCAATTTAGGATTGACCGCATTAGCTACAACCACACCAGGTACAGGTGTTGTTGCGGCTTTAGGGAATTCAGCAAACATAACTGGAGGTTTCGCGTTAGCTCCCTCTTATTCTTCGAGCTTCACTTACTCCGCTGGAGCACTTGCAATCGGCTCTGACGGGAACACCTATCGGGCTTTAGGTTCCACAACGGGGAATGATCCAACGACGGATGCAGGAACCAACTGGGAACTCGCGCTAGTGAAGGTCAATACGACACTCAATATTCCGTCGCGTTTTTCGACTATTGCCACTGCTTGGACTTTCTTGAAAAACGCAACGATTGTATCTGCTGCAACGGCGACAATGAAGGTTGCCGATGGGACTTACAATCTAGGTACGGTTCAATATATTTTCAATCACCCGCAAGGAGCTAACATCCAGTTAATAGGTAATACAACAACCCCTGCGAACTGCGTCTTGAATGTCACGGGCATTGGTTTCACTCCCTCGGGTTACGTTCAAAATAACTGGGGCTTTATTTGTGTTAATCAAGGGCACTCGTTTGGGCTTATTGATGGTTTCACGATGAACGGGCCTGGGCATGCGGCATCTAATTTTTATGGGACGATGGGGATACTGGCCAGCGATCACTCTTTTGTCGCGCTCGGGAATCACGTGATAATCAATAATTTTTATTCTGGCTGGGCGGCTTTCTACCATTCGGAATTTAATGGGGGATCGGGCAACACCGTGACCGGTGGCGGTGACGGAAACATCTGGGCATATATGGGATCACACATATATGCCGATCATTTGACGACCTCGGGCGCATCGACTTTCTATTCTCAATCCGGCGTCTTGCTGGAGCACGGTTCTAGCGCCTTTTTGTCGAATCTGACGACGCAAAATAACGGGGTACCTTCTAGTCCGTATAATGGAAATGGAATCCTGCTGACCTTCGGCTCGACGGTTTGGTGTCAGTATATGACTAATTCCGGTAACAATATTGGAATTAGTGTTGGTGATGGTTGCAGTTTCGATGACAGCAACGCAACTTATTCAAGCATCGGAACGACAAAATATGCGACGGTAAATACCACTCTTGGTCTTAATCCTGGTACTGGTGCCATCGCGCAGAACGCAACCAACGCAACTTATTCTCTGACCACGGCTTCTTCTGTGAATCCTTTTTCCGTAACAGATACTGGAACAACAAATGCTTTGGCTTTGGCTACCTTTTTTCAGCCTAACCTGCCTTCCAATGATTATAACTATATTGGTGGTGGAGCATCGACGGGAGGTTATGGGTGGTCTTTAGGATTTACCAACGCGAGTACGACGCCCTACGCCTGGTTTGCGAACAACAACGGGGCAAGCGGCATCGCTTTCTACAAGAATGGCGATACGACGATTGGAGGTTACGGTGCTGATCTTGGCTATCCTATTGGACTCAATGGCAACACTAACGTCAATGGTACCTTGTCGATTAATGGTAATACTTTAACCGCATTAGCTACAACCACACCAGGTACAGGTGTTGTTGCGGCTTTAGGGAATACCTTGAGCGGGCCGGGTGGGGTGTACGGGCTGGGCAGCGATGGAGGCGCGACTTTCCCTTATGGCATTTCTCAGATTGGAGCGACAACGGGAATGGCTTCGTCTGCCATCGGCAACGTCACATGGTTTGTCAACGGTGGCCCAACGGGATATTCTTCCGCAGGCGACTCGACGGTGATTTTCGCCAACCTGTCGTCTAGCTCATCAAATTCCGGGGCCGGGTTCACGAATTCGGTGGCGACGGTGGCTGGGGTTTATGGAGTGTGTTCATGGAGTGCAGGAACGAACACGTTGACGCTGGCGGGGGCCTCTACGACGCAAAACGGGACGCTTTCTTCGTCCAGCACGGCGGTCACGCTTTCGGCGAGCAATAGTTCGATTGCGGTGGGACAGTGGGTATCGGGAACGAATATCGCCTATGGGACGCGTGTTACGGCGATTTCAGGAACGAGCCTGACCCTCTCCATCACTCCAACAGGCAACGGGGTCTCACTCTTGAGCTTTACGCCATATGTCGTCAACGTCGGAAGTAATGTGACCAGTATAGCGGTCGGCCAGATGGTTATGGGCAAAGGCATCTACAACGGCACGACGGTTTCCTCGATTTCGGGTACTACCATCACCTTGACACCACCGACTGGGGCGACGTATGCCACGTATGCAGCCAACACTACAAATGCTGCCCTCTACTTCTTTTATCCAAACACGTCGCAGGCGTGTACGTGGTCTTCGCTCGGTACGACGGTAACATTGTCGGCGACAAATCCAGCCATTGCAGCGGGGCAATTCGTTTCAGAGGCGGGTAGTAATAATTCCGGGGGTGCGTTTGGGACGTACATCACGGCTGGTACGACGGTCGTTTCGGTGACTGGCACTACGGTAGTCCTGTCTGCTCCTGTGTTGAGTGGGTCGGGGGCTACGTTGTTTTTTTGCCCGCCCGCCCTCTACTACTCGCAGAAGGGAAATACCGGGTACAACTACAACGGGCTGGTCGGATGCTCGTTCAACCACGTTCCATGCAACCGGATTGCACCGCAGAACACAAGCGGGTTGATAGCCGGAAACGCCATGCTGGTATTTAACGAGAACGACGTGGACATGCGCGGGCTGGCGATTTGCGCACCGAACCTTTCGGGCTTCGATTCGGGTAACTATTCTCTCGCGTATTTTGATCTCGCCAACGGATTGTTTCGGGTGCCGTATTGGGTATCGAGAGCGTACCAGCCATCTGACTACGGATGGCTGGACGCCTTCAGTGTCAATCCCGCGACTGGTGCAGCAAAGGTGCTGACGAGCCTCACAATCGGGAATACCGGCATCAGCGCGGGGTCGCAGACACCCTACCTCGACATCGAGGCGCAGGGGCCGAGGATTCAACTGCACAACACCAACGACACGCTGGCGTGCCAGATGATCAGCACGAACAATTCTTTCGCTTTCGGGATGTTCAACCCGTCCGGTTCGACATTAGAGGGTATCGCCGCAAATACTCTCCAGTATGTGTTCGGGGGGGATTATACCGGCAAGTGTGGCAGTGTGACCAATACGCTAACCGGCTATGGTGGCAGTGCGCTGACATATCGAAATATACTCGACGACGGATCGGGCAATTTCATCATGCCGTACAACATTTCGACGGCAAACAACCAGCTTTTGCTTTCGGCTTATCCGGGCGGCGGGGTGGACAACTCGTGTTCGATCATTTTGCGGCACGGCAGTTACAACGTGAACGATTACTACGTTTACGGAGGGAACGCTTCTTCCGGTTACGGCCACCAGTTTTGGACAGGTGGGGCGCAGGGGTCGCAAACGGTCAAGCTTGGCATCTACAACGACAAGACGGTGATTAATAACAACCTGGTTTTGAGTGGTACAAATAGTCTGACAGCTAGCCAATTTTTATCACCAACTGGTACTCCAAGTGCAGTTAATGGTACAAATGTCACTACAACCGTTACAGGAACAAACCAAGCAGGTACTATTCAAATTGTTGTAGCTGGAGGAGCGACAACTGGAGTAATTTCAACAATTACTTTGGCCAACTCATTAGCTTATCCAAATAAAGCTATTATGACAATCACACCTGCAAATGCAACAACTGCAAATTTAGTCATCGGTGATGATCCCTATATCACAGGAACAACCACTACAGTAGTTTTAAATACTAGTGGAACTGGAATACCTGTTGGTACATACTTATACAACTACATTATCTCTGGATACTAAAAAATAAAAAAATATGTCACTAACCGCAATTCCTCTTTATAACGCAGTAACTGTAGGTTCAACCGCTACACCCGCTGCTCCTTATCAGGCTACCCAAATTTCTCCAGGAGTAAACAATACAATTGTAGGTAATGCTATTTCCTTTAATTTCGTAATGACCAATGGAGCTAATCAAGCAGGATCAAACGCCCGTATTGTTTTTCATTGGGGTTTCTCTATGGCTAGCTATACAGCTACTAACGCAGCTACATTAGGCATTATATCGGCTAATCAAATAAATTTAAGATTTCCTAAAAACCCTAATGCTACCATTGATTTGACTCATCAAATTACTTATCCAATTCTTGGTAATTATTTATACTATTGGTTTGATGCTTTTGAACTTACTTCTCCCGCTACTCTGACTGTTAATGCGGAAGTTGTAGCCTTAGCCAATCAGTGTTATAGTATCACTTAATGATACATTTAATGTCTACATGGTCAACGGATTATCAAGTCCTTGCCAACCTTACTTTCACAAACAATAAAGTAAAATACGCTGAAAAGCATGGGTATAAAACTCATTTTAAAATTCATACAGATCCAAATGATATTTTATGGGACCGTCCAAGACAATGGGAACAAGTATTGTTAAGTATTCCCGAAAATGATTGGCTATGGGTATCAGGAACCGATCTATTCATTACTCGTCCAGATTATCGATTAGAAGATTTTATTGATGATACAGCAGAATTTATGTGTGCAGTCGATCATCATCAAGTATTTGGTGATTGTTTCATTATTAAGAATTGTCCAAATTCTATCAGATTGATTCGTGAAGTATTGGCAAGGCGTAATGAATTTCCAAATGAACAATGGGCATTTTCTACAATATTATCCAAATCACAAACATTTGGTCATTATTGTGAGAAAGCTGGTTATTCGAACGGTACAACAGAATTTTATAAACGTAGTGAGGATATACTAAACAGTAACTATGTTAAAGTAAAAGTATGGGATGTCTCACAACCTAAAAAAATCAGTGGAGATATTCCTTGGTTACATGATGACCCAAATGTAGTTCCTCCTTGTCATGCTTGGTATGAAGATACCTTTTCTTTACATGTTGGAGGCAAGTCCTTAAAATTTCGATTGGGGTTTATTCCATTGATGACCGAAAATCTAAAGTTTGACTAATCAGTTTTAGGTTTTATATTATATTCCCTTATTGGAGTGTTTGTGATTGAAGAAATAGTAATCGTAAGCTTTCTTTTAGCTATTCCGATTACTTTTGTAATTTTATATTATTTTGACAAGGAATAATAAATATACTAAATTAAATACTGCGCGGTAGAGAAGTAGTAACTCATTTGGCTCATAACCAAAAGATCGTCGGTGCAAATCCGACCTGCGCTACCACTTTATATAAAAAACTCTGGAATAAAAATCCAGAGTTTTTTATCATTTTATGAGATATCTTAATTGGTAAAGAATCACAATGTACATGTGAATATAAGGGTTCAAGCCCCTTTCTCATATTTTATATACCACATAACCCCCCTCTGTAGAGTGAATCGAATTTTGGTATAATACTTTATGGATAATGCATATAAAGAGACATTAGTTTTTGGCGCAATCGTTGTTGCAATGATGGTGATTATAACAATATTGTTTCTATCCCTAATTCGTATATTTGGTAACTAGAAAATTATGAAAACAATTGAAGGAAATATTTTGGATATACCTCGGGGTATAATCTGTCATCAAGTCAATCTACTGGGAATTATGGGTGGAGGATTGGCATTACAAATTAAAAACAAATGGCCTAGAGTCTATGAATATTATGCTAGATACTGTCAACTTAGTCCAGAACTGGGTGACGTGTGTTATGCTGATGCGAACAAAAACATAATGGTAGCAAACTTGTTTGGTCAATGCCGCATTGGTGGAAATAAGAATAACACTGTTTATGGTGTATACCCAAAGATGTTAGAAGATGTGGTTTCTGCAAGTTTAGCAGCTGAACTCCCAATCTATATTCCTTATGGTATTGGTTGTGGATTGGCAGGTGGTGATTGGAATATCATGCTTCCTATTTTGGAAAAACATCTTCTTGAGAGTGCAACAATTGTTAAATATAACGGAGTATAAAAATTATGCTACTAGAATGGACAACTTGTATAGGTGGTGAAATGGCAGAGACCAGAAATGTGACTTATAAGATTACAAAATATTTGCCCAACTACAATATTTTTAACCTTGCCGTAATTAAAAACAATCAAATTGTAAGCGAACACCACTTTTATTCGATAAATGAAGCCAAAGATAAAGCGGAAGGACATCATCTTCATGAATTAACTTCAACCAATATTGATGTTACAGAGCTTGCTCAACAACCAAAGTGTTTATCTGACTACGATAAAGGTTATAACGAAGGTTATAACAATAGTTTGAAAGACTTAACCGCACTAGTAAAGCGTTTAGCTGAAAAAAATAGAATTCTTGAGGATGATCATTTGAGTTTATCGCAGGACAAGGCTAAGCAAATAGAGGAGATTGAAAGATTAAATGCCATTAATCTTAAATTAGTAACTACTCTTGATAAAATAGTTGAGTCAGTAGAAAAAGTGTTACCTGATCTTCAGAAATAATAAAAAAGGGAAGTAACTAACCTTTTTTTATATGTTAATATCATTGTTCTCAAAGTCACCATGATAAGCTGTGGCTACTTCAAATTCTTGTTTTATGATGTCTGTCAGTTCTTCGTATTTTTCCATACTTAGATAAAATGACTTACCACGAGGTACAATGAATCCTTCATTCAAAGCTTCAAAGAAACGATCTTCAATTGTTCGATTATTCGCGTAATATCGATCCAAAAATAACTTTAATTTATCTGATAAGGATATCGTTATATTAATCATGGTTTATAGCCAAAACCAATTGGATTTAGATTTTTGGTATTGAAGCTTTCTTTCACTTGATTAACAGCTTCTGCGAAATTGTCATTTAACGACTTTTTATTGACTAAAGATAGTATCTCACATGTTCGTTTGATTTCTTTGATATGTGAGCCTGTAAATCGAGAATGGTAGCATAAAGCCTTTAATTCGTTGTTTAATGATTTTTTAAAAAAGAAATCTAATATTGCATCGATTTCAGTAGGAGCCGGATAATCAAATAAAAACTTACGATTAAATCTCATTGGTCGGGATTTGATAGCATCGTCAAGATTCTTTAAAAAATTGGTTGTAGCTATGAATATAATTTTATTTTCATCATCAGACAATCCACTTATTAATTGTAGGAAGTTACTTAATTCAGGATTGTCTTTGTCTTCTCGACTGCCTGCATAGCTATCGATATCTTCAAAAACAACCAAACAAGGTGATAAGTATTTCCTTAAAAATAATCCAAATTGTGTAAAATCAATTAATGAAGACACATAACAAGAGCTATATCCTTTCGTAATTGCTTCATAAATTAAACTCTTACAAGTTAGGCTCTTACCACTACCAGGTATACCATGAAATATCAGCCCGTTATTCAAATCCAGATTTTCCATCTGGAATATGGTATTTTCCCATATTTGATTTTTAATTGCGGGGTCAATAATCAATGTTTCCCATTTGACAGGTGTAATTGGATGATAAGCAATAGTGATATCCCCACCTTTTGCGTAAACTTGTAAATTTTTTCTTTTTAAAGGATTATTGAACTTTATGTAATTTTCAAAATAATCCTTCATTTTACTTACATCTTTTTTGGTAGATAGTGTAATGGTACTTACCTTATGATCAAAAACTAAGGTATAATTTTTTGATTTTTGATGAAACACAATCATTCCACTAATGATGATTGTTGCATTTTTATCTACATCGATTTCAAAATCAGCGGAATTGTCATCATCGTATACAAAGTAATGTTTGTCGATTTCTTTAATGGCTTGTTGAATACAATAACAATTCATTCGATATTCAAAACCAAAATCATCAAAACTCCAGGTAAAATCATTTTCTCCTGTGGGTGAGTTATAATTGTCCACGTTCTCTACTTCAACAAGGAGTTCTTCAAAGCCCATACTCAAAGTTAAGCTGATTGATCATTAATGTCAAAAATGATTATTCACCCCCCTCTGAAAAAAGATATAAATATTGGTATAATACTAAGTAGTAGAATTTACTAATCAGTAAATTCATTTTTAAATAATAAATAAATCAGTAGTCATGAATAATGTAACCACAAAACAAAAACGTTGGAAAAGCGGTACAAAAGAAATTCTATTAAAGGAGATTATTCGCCTTTATAAAGATAACGCTTTTGGTCTGTCTGCTGATCATGGACTGATTGTGCGGAAAGCAATGGAGATACTCTCTCCAGAAGAGCGCAGAGATCCTGAATATGTGTCTCGTAGAAGTAATTTCTGCAAATCGTATATTCGTAGTTTATATACTTTGGAATTGCAGAAAGATAATCTGGAATTAGTAAAAAAGAATTATCAATCTGAACCTATGTGTGGGATTCCCTCGCATACACCCACACAAAAGATAGATGAAATTGATAATGATCTGGTTCTTGGTTTATTGAAAGATGGTATTGATAGTCGTTTAAATAAATTATTTGAGTCTATCACACCGAAAATTGAAAGTTCGGTTGATAACTTTATTACCAATAGTCTGACTAACTTTGAGAATCGTTTACAGCTTATTCTTACCAATGTTGCGGATTTATCATCTTTGGTAAATGTCAGTCTTAAGCCAAATATCATTAAGCTTAGCGAAAAGCCTTCAGTCATCAACACAACGACTGAAGATGATTATGATAACGCAATTGAAGAACCCTCCGTATTTGTTAATAAAATCAAAATTGGTGTGTTTGGTGTAAGGAAAGAACAGCATTCTGAAATTGAAAAACGAATGCTCATTCACAAACATATCAAAATATTGTTTTATAACGAAGACATTGGGCATAAACCTGTTGCACCATCTGCGTATCTTCGTAAAATATTTATTTACTTGGCTAACGGAAATGGTCATAACGAACGACAGACCATTCTTAGTAATGGATATACAGGTAAAGATATTGTATTAATCAATAAAGGAGGATTATGCAAGATTATCGATGCACTGGAAGAGTATGCTCAAGAAACATATCGGGAACTACAAACAGCATAAGGAACATGAATGATTTATTTGATCATCTTTACATTAACAGTCATTGTACTGACCAACACTAACATGACTCCAAAATCATAAATTTTAACATGATAAAATTAACATTAACCGATAATTCTACGGTAGTTATAGCAACATCTTATATTATCAGTCTTCGAAGTTTAAAATCTGTGTCAACAAGCTATACTCAAGGTGGGCGTACTATAATAAATTGTATGGAAGATAACCAATATATTGTAAAAGAAAGTGTTACTGCGATATGGGAAACCCTCGGTAACTGATATTAATTATATGTACAATGAAGATATAGTTAAAGAGTTATTGGAAATCATAGAGCTACGTACAAAAGGATTAACCGCTGAGAATATGATACACAGCTATTATTACTTAATCGATGAATTGACGAATAAAATTGAGTTGCTGGAGCACCATATTGAAAACACTAGAAACGGATTTTAATAAACATGTATAAAGAATCATTTGATAATAAACAAGATAGGGAAACAACTGAAAAAACAACAGAACTAAACAAAAGTATGTCTAATTCTGCTGCACATAAATCTGTTAACTCTCCGCCCTTTCCAAGATTACCTGTACGAGAATATAAAGATGATAATGGCAAAACATTGTTTATCTATGTATTCAATGAGGACATTGTAAAGTTTCATGGTGAGGAATGGGCAAAGAAATATTTTGATGTAGCGGGTGTCAATACCTGTCCGGTAATTGATAAGAATATTCCTGAAGGATATACCGCGAATAGTTTTGCAATGTATTACTGGGATTACTCAAGATTTGCAGATGTTGTAGATAAAGGTATAACCACTTACTGGGACTAAATTATGAAAATTAAAACAATTAGAAAATCGATATTTGAAACTAATAGTAGTTCTACTCATTCAATTTCCGTAGCAGATTTAACACCTGAAGACATTAATAGAAAGAGTTATGGTTTTAGGAAAGGAACAACATTAAAAATTCATGGAGGTCAGTTTGGTTGGGAGATTGAAGAATATCGTGATTGGGAAACCAAAGCTTCGTATTGTGCGGTTGATAACTGGTGTGATCAAAAACGAATTGCGTTATTGACCGAAGTATTAAAAGAAGTTACTGGTGCTTCAGATGTAGAATATTTGATTACCACAGAGTTAGAAGTTTCATATATTGATCATCAAAGCAGTGGAGTATCTTCCATACTCTTCGAAAACAAAGAAACATTAAAAAAGTTTATTTTTGGGAGTAATTCCGTATTATACACTGATAATGACAATCATTAAGATTAAGGAAGCTTCTGGAAACAAAACCAATATGACAACCTGCAAGGGCACGCTAATCATACCCATGAAATCTTTAGGTCACATTTTATGTGACGAACTCTACCATGATAACCCCGATTACACACCCGATTTTTATTCTAAGCTCGACTCGGAAGCTAGATCGGAATTGGATCGCATCGCCAATGGCATCGGAACCGAAGCCATTCAGCGGAGCAATGCCGAAGGGAGGACACTATGAGCTGGAGCAACGAACTTCACAAGTTAGATACTGATTCTCAGGTATTTTTTTATGAACAGGACTTCTACTGTTTATCAAACTTTTCGTCATTCTCCCTTCTTTGGGAAGGATTAAGATTTGATACCTCAGAAGCTGCTTACCACTGGGAAAAATTCAGACACCATGATCCCGTCGTAGCAGCTCAAATTCATCAAGCTATTTCCGCTCATGATGCATTTAAAATTGCCCAAGCAAATAAGGCACGGCAATTGACCAACTGGGATGAACTCAAGTTGGTCGTCATGCGTCGAATACTACAAGCGAAAACAGATCAGCACGAATACGTTAGACGGAAGCTCTTTGCTACTGGGGAACGTGAATTGATCGAAGACTCGTGGCGCGATGCCTATTGGGGATGGGGGCCAAACCGAGACGGGAAAAACCATCTAGGCAAGCTATGGATGGAGATTCGGTCAGAACTTTGTTTTAAAATTTATTTCTTACGTAACTTAGGAGTAACTACTTACAATCATTAATTATGACGTACGTTAATGGAGATTATAAGATTGAAATTCAAGACGATGGTACGTTAATTAGAACAGTTGATTCCAATATCAAAAATCCAAAAGTTGATTATCCATGTAGTATTGATGTAAAGATTACTAATCATTGCGATCAAGCGGATATCTGTACCTACTGCCATGAACGTAGCAATAAATCTGGTAAGCATGGTGATCTGGATTTAGGGTTGAAATTATTTGCTTCGTTACCTTCAGGTACAGAAATAGCTATTGGTGGAGGTAATCCACTGGATCATCCAAATCTTGTTAACTTCTTATGGCATTTAAAGAATAAAAAATTAATAAGTAATCTAACCATTAATTCCAGGCATTTAACTGCTTACTCACGATTCATCAATAAACTGTTGGACGAAAAATTAATTAAAGGATTAGGTGTAAGCTGGACAGCTAATACCAACGACGATCCACGTTATTGCATTTATAACCGTAAGAATATTGTTTATCATCTAATCATCGGTGTTGATACTCCTTATGATTACGAATTATTAGTAAATGCTTCAAAATCAAGAGTAGGTAAGCCTGAGCAAATAAAGGTACTATTACTGGGGTTTAAAAACTTTGGTAATGGTGCTAAATATTTGAATCGATTAGGTAAGAAGGTTCAAAATAACATTGATTTATGGAAAAGTAGATTACCTAACTATCTGTTGAGGGAAGATGGAAATGTTATATCTTTTGATAATCTTGCAATCCTTCAACTTGAAATTCAAGAATTATTAAAGCCAGAAGTTTATAATAAATTCTACATGGGAGACGACGGTAAATTTTCCATGTACGTAGATTTGGTAAATAAGCAATATGCCAAAACATCAACAAGTGGTGAACGATTCGATATTGGTGAACTTGAGTTTATTAACATTAAAAATTGGAAAAGAAGTATCTCAATGAATAACTTTAATAATTTTGACCTTCCTAAAAATGATAAAAATGAACCTCGTATGCATGAAATCTTTCAAAACATAAGGAGCTTATGACCAGGTACTCTAACGATCCTGACGCTCCTGCTTTCCCAACAGACAGTGAACACCAATCGGGTAAAAATACATATCATATGACAGGGATGACTATACGACAATATGCAGCTATTCATTTACGAGTAGCTGATAGTGGTGAAAAATGGTTGAATGATATGATTTGTAAAAGTTTAGAAAACGAAAATACGCTTAAAGAACTAAATCAATCCCCCTAAATGAAATATAAAATACAGGTAGAAGGAATAATTCATTGGGAAGATTTGGTTGATTCTGAGAATAAGGTTTTAGTGGTATACAATACTTATGATGAAGCTTTAGAGGACTATAACGATATTGTAAAGTTATTATTTAAGTCAGATGGTCGTTTTCGAATTGTTGCAATTGAGAATTAATAAATTATGCGTTCGCTGTTGTACTTTAGTGGATTATGTTTTCTGCTTTTTGTAATTATTCCTTATTATATTGTTATTGGAATATTCATCAAACAGCGTTCTTCAAGGATACATGAATGGAGTAACGACCAGTTGAATAGATTTTACTGGTTTTTCATTCGTGAATAAATTTTGGGCAGTCTACGATGAACAACGGAAAGCCGTTCTTATCGAAAGACACAAGCTTTAAAAATGTGAAATAACAAAGCTATGTGTATCAAGGATCGTTTCGACAGTCGTAGGTACCAACTCAAAAATACAATTATTAAAATAAAATAATTATTTATGCGTATCGGTGAATACGCAGGAACAGGGAGGTTAAATCCTCCCTGTTTTTTAGCTATTGGAAAGCATGATAATCAACCGTCAATAAATCTTGGAGCTTATTACCACCAGCATACGATATGCTGCTCTGTAAATGCTCTTCAAAGTATTTCATTTTCTCAAGGTAGGTAGAGTTATTCAAAGGTACCATTGTCGATTTACCTTCAATATGGGTTAATGATTTTTTTCCATTTGAAGAAGCAGAACCATAATAATGTTTACTATCTCCAGTATAGCTGTCCAACCTAGCAGGTGAATCATTACAAGCAGCAAACAAACTACCTATCATAATCATTGTATAACCAGCTACCAGCCCTTTTGTAATATCACCTGGACATTGTACTCCCCCATCACCAATTAATGGTACTACGGAAGCATTGGAAGCTTCTACCCCTGCACTAAACATTGGGCTAGTAAATCCTGTGCAATCATAAGTTGTACAAGCCAACCCCATACCTATTCCAACTTTGATGGCATGAACACCCCAGTACTGTAAATTGATAATTGAGTCATAATCACCTGCTACATTACCAGCAATAATCTTAACTTCAGGTAAATTATGTCGAATGAACTCAATCATTTCATTCATTAAACGACAATAACCATGAGCAATATCAATAGTAATGATTAGAGAATGTTGATTATAAGGTGTTAAAATATTCCTTAATTTGGTAAGAAAATCTCGATCTTTATCATTTACACCAACGGATAAGGAAAATATAAACTTTGAATATTTATTAGCCATTTGGTTTACCCATTGAAGAATATCATGTGGTTCGTAAAAACGATGGAGTATGTAGAAATATCCATTATTATACAATTCTTCAGCCAAACGAAAGTCTATAACACATTCCATATTTGCAGGAATGATAGGAGCTTTAAAGGTATGCCCTAAAAATGAGACAGAAGTATCAGCCAATGATCTACTCGATAATTGGCTATATTTTGGAGTTAGGTAAATATCACTATATTTCATTTTATGATATTTATTAATTATTGTCTTTTACATGGTGGCAAACACCGTGTTCATCTGGAGCTTTCCATTTACGTGATTTATTCTTCTCCAGCTTTGATTTACAAGAGGCTAATATGCTTTCAGGTGTTAATCCCATTTTATTGGCATAATGTAATAGCAACATGAAACAATCAGCATATTCTTCTGCATCGTTATCGGAATTTTCAAGTTCTATCAATTCTCTACGTAAATGAGTGAGTATGGAATGTTTATTAGCTTTAGTGAATGTAGCATTAGCCCATTCCATTTGCTCGTTAAAGTAGTTTTCAAATTTCGTAAGTGACTTATTTTCTATTTCTTCCGCAATTTTAAAACAAAGATTAACGGCCACCTTAGATGCTTGCTCAGCGTTAAATACTTTGTTTCCTGTCCCCTCATGCCAACACATAGAAGCTGAGCCTATAGACTCAAAAACGGTGTGGTATAAATCACTTGAAATACGATAATTAAGAGGTCTTTCCTTGATTGGAAGATTCATCGCTTCTTCCTTAGATAGTATTGTTTCAGTAAAGAAGCCCGATCCATCTGGTAAAACATGAATATTGTTGTTACAGGTTGTTGAATTCATATAATTTTGTTATAATTTATAATTGTGTAGGTCTTCGGGGCTTCTTTCAATAGCTCCATGCCGTTCCATAGCCGCTACACCTAAAGCAGTAATCTTTGTAATCATTTCCCTAGTGGTATAATGTGAATTACTTTTCAATAATGATTGTTTAGCTTTCAAAAGATACAATTCCATATAAACCAAAAAATCACCAATTGATGTATTCTCGTCATCTCCATGTTGGGCTATCTGGTATTCTCTTTCCTTACGAAGAACAGCAAATACTTTTTCAATATCCGATCTATTCATTGTCTACCTTCTTGTTCTTATATTCTTTGATAAGTTCTTTTAGATACCATTCTGCCTTTTCTAAATCTTGTAACCCGTTTTTTGATTTGTATCTCCAAAGATACTTTCGAACATTATTAATCAAAAAGCCTTCAAACTCTTCAGGTGTCGATAAGTCTCTCAATACGTCAATGCATTCATATTTAGAAGAATTATAATGGGAAGGATGATTAACGGCATCTGATTTTGTGAGGAGTTTAGGTGATTCGTTAGTATGTTCGTTGATATTCATGCCACTTACCTTTTTATAATATTTATTATTCATAAAAATTTTGGTTTATTTATTTCTAGCAACTGTGGTTGTAATTTTTGGTTAAAGGTTAAAATTCGGTGCCAGATGATTCCGGTGAATAATACTTTTATTCTTTCTAACCAAGACAGCTTCCAGCAAGCAATCAACTCACCATCAATATTTCTAAAACAAGGAAATGGTAAATAAGGCTGTTGATTTTTAGCAATCACAGTATTCATTTCTTTAAATTCAATAATTTTCATAATTCTTTATTCTCATCATCATTGTTATTCAATTCAAGCATATTTGAGCATTCTTCAAATTCACAGTAATCTAATCCTAATTGATAGGTTAAGGGTAACAAGTTCAGACATATTAGCGAAATGATAAATCCCAACACATTACTATAGGCAAGAAGAGATATAACAAACAGCCCTACAGAAAAGATGAAATAAGTCATCCACAGCAAATATAACAATCTGAACAATAATTTTTTCACATAACCTTTGATTGAACTACAAAGTAATCCAATCAGGTTTCTTTGCAAGTACTTCTTTCAAATTTATGGTAGTAATATTTTCCTGAGGATGATCTTTACGTAATTGCCTCCAACTAGAATGGAAATTGGATTCCACGATTTTCGGATTATCATAATCGTAAATATTGAATGCTTGAGCTACATGTTCTAAAGCTGAAGCATGTAAAGGTGTTTGACCAACCAAACGATTATATAGTTCTAAGTCTTTATCCACATTTCTTTTACCGTCATGCGTAAGGTAAGATACTCTAGCACATCTAGCAGCACTGATTTTTGATAAATTTGAAAAATCAGGATTATCCTTAGTATTCAATACGTCTGATAATTCGTCATTTTGTATATACGGTAAATGCCATTCTTTCCATTTTAATTGTTTAGGGATTGAATTCAAATAAGAATTTAACATTCGATAAGCTAGTACCTGAAATTCAGGTTGAGCCATTGGATGCGCCCGCAAGGAGAAGAAGTTGTTAAAGTATGTACCTGTGCAAACAACTGTGATATGTGACCATGGTTCAAGTACACGATTGGCGATTTGTTTATGGACATCGAGTTTATTTAAAGTCCAGGCAATAGCCACTCCAAACCACCTTGATTCTTTCCAAACGAATTGAGCTATTTTTTTAGCTAATCCCGTTAATTCTGAATTAGCCTGCATACCCTTCTCATTAGCCCCCCAGAATTCTGGAACAGCTGGTTCATTGATTACAGCTTTAATCATCTTATGAATTGGTATTGCTCTACTGCTAGCAGCATTACGTGACAATGCTCGATGGGTCATTATTTCACTATGAATATAACGAGGGTAGGTAATTTCAAAAGTAGTTAACCTTACACCAATTGGATTAATTGAATCACAGATTATTTTTGCTTTGATCATATTTTATAGTTTTATGGAAGGAGTTAAATAGGCTATCTCTTCTTTTGTACTTGTAAGTCTAATGCGGTTGTAGTATCTGGTTATTAATTCGGTTTCTGCCTTGAACCAATCATTCCAGTCGTCACCATCTGGTTTATTGCGTTCTTCCCATAGCTTATGAGCGTAATGTTTAATATCGTGATGCTTTGGATAATGATTGTTTAGTATTTTTAGCATAAATTGTATGTCTGTATAAAAAGATATATTTGATCATTTGAATAAAATAATAGTATAGTTCAACTATAAAAAATTTTATCAGCTTAATATTTCTATTCATATATCCCCGTTTTCCATCATTTTATTTGTTTCGTAAATATTTACTTTACGGCGAATGAATTCCTGTTTTACGCATTCCAATACACCTACCAATGTATTTGCTTTAGTGTAAGATTGATTGTTATCAAAGATTGTCCAAATGATTTTTGAAATGAAATAATTAAGTTCTCCAGGTGTAAAGTCCATTCCATCATTTAATCCCGCAATAATAGGGTCTAGAATTGGGCTTAATTTGTCTCGTTCTTCTTTTTTAATGTAAGGCATAAGTAATGTGTATGTGAGTTGATAACCAGATGATAATATCAATAAGCTTCCAAATACCTAGCGGTATGAATATTAATAATAGTATAGCCATTAAGAAAAATAGTGATATAGCTACACTAATAAAATCGGATAATGATCGAAAATCCATATTAATTTTTAAAGAAGTATTGACGATTTAAACAATTCCTACGTAATGTCTTTCGTTTACGAGGAGGTAATATTGGCGATTCATCCAATATGGATTTACGTTTACCAAATATATCCTCGTAATTGTCTCTGTATTTTTCTAAGTCGATTGCTCGTGCTGCGTCTCTTGATCCTGCCATATATTTATTTTGTTGATTGATAAATTGTTAATACTATAAAAAAAGGCCAAAATACCCAAATAATCAAAAATGCTGAAATCACAACAAAATTGGTTATCAATTCATAAAAGCTCGTAAACCCTAATTCTTCAGTAAAATAACCTCTTTCGACTTCTGCGTTAATAAACAGAAAAATAGTTATTATCACCCCAATTAGGAAATACAGTTCTATCATGAGTATTGTTCTTTGAACCTTTTGATCTCTCTTCCAAACTGTCCAATACGCTTTTCTAATTCTGCCAATAAATTAGTATTTTTTGGACGTTCTGTTTTTGCTTTCTTTAATTCGTCTTCCAGCCATTGACGTACTTTTTGGAACATTTCCTTTTGGAATTTAATATCTTTTGTCATGCTGTAAAGTATATCCGATTAGTAAATTGTCAAATGAGATTACGAGCATTTTGTCCAACCACATTCTTTACATTTAACACACCCACTTTCTCGTACAAGCGTACCAGATTCTTCACAAGAAGGACATTCCTCTCCCTTTACCAAAGTTCCATCCTTGATATATTTTTTTAGATTACGGGCAACGACCTTAGCAAAGCTTTGCATGTCTCCCTTTGTCTTTTCTAATTGATGTACGATAAACGATACGTCAGAGCCATGTCTGAGAGCGGTGGAAAGTATACGTGTCAATGCGTCTATATCCTCGTGCTTGGCTATATCGTTAAGTTGTACTTCTAATTCGTTAACTACTAAGAAGTATTGCCCTCTAGCTTTTTTGACTGTTTTCCCTTCTTTAATATCGGAGGGTATAACATCGTTTAAATTTCTACCCGTAAAGACTTCATAAGGCTTGTTGTGCATTAATCCCACTACTACGTAAAACTGCTCACCTTTTATTCTAGAATGATAAACATCACAAGATAGCTCTTTTGGTCGTTTAATTACATTAGAGGGTTTAATTTCTTCAGTTTTGTTTTGGACTAAAACACCCGTTCTACAACCGTCACGATAAACAGTAACACCTTTCAAACCATGCTCCCAAGCGGCTGTATATATTTCGGAAATTTTAGACTCCTCTACATCGTTTGGTAAATTTAATGTACTGGAAATGGCATGGTCGATGTTCTGTTGGGCAACTGCTTGTAGTTTTACACGTTTAATCCAGTCGATGTCTTCAGCACAATTGCCAAACCAAGGAGATTTTTTCCAATCGGTTTCTCCAGTCACCTCCATCCACAGTTTTAATTTAGGATGGTAGACCTCAAATTCTTGCCAGCAGTCACCATTCTGATCGATGAAATCTACTTTGCCGTGTTTATCGCTTGGGTTGATTTTCTTGCGACGGGTATAAGGCTTAATTGTGTACACTGGTTCAATGCCTGAAGATGTTTGTGTAAGTATGCTTACCGACCCAGCAGGTGCGATAGTTAAGTTGGCTATATTCCTACGACCATACTTTGAAATATTATTGTATAATTCAATGTTTTCTTCTTTGATCTTTAGTAGGAACGCCGAGTTCTTTTCTTTTTCCCAATTCCAAATTGGAAATGCTCCAATCTCCTTCGCCATTTCCATAGATGATTGAAACGAAGCGAGTTTCATTGCCTTATGAATGTCTCCTACGTGTTTAATTGCTTCTTCACTACTATAAGGAATATTTAAGGCCGCTAACGCATCTCCCTCTGCTGTAATGCCCAATCCTGTTCTACGACCTTTCAAGCATTTATCTTTAACTTTAGTCCACACGTATAACTCTTCTGCTTTTACCGTATCACTTTCAGGGTCATCTTTAATTTTGTTGATGATTGCTTCGATCTTTTCAAGTTCTAGGTCTACCAAGTCATCCATTAAACGTTGAGCAACCTTGGTATATTCTATAAACTTTTCAAAATCAAAACTGGCTTCTTTAGTGAATGGATTGGTTATAAAGCTAAAAAGATTAATTAGCAGTAATCGACAGCTATCGAATTCACATAACCCAATCTCTGAACAATTACTAATATTAAACCCTTCGCACCAAAAGGTATGTGAGTCGTTATCTACCGTAATATCCCATACTTCTTCTGTTGCAACAAATTGTTTAGATATAATTTCCTTATTAATAACCTCGGGTTTATCACACAAAACCTTAGATAGATTGTTCATTCTTTCTTGTTTATCTAATTGAATAAATCCAACCATTTGTGCAAATAACCATTTGTCTCTTGTGATATTCAGGTCATAACTCTGTTTGCATAGATATGTGCCGTTTGTAAACGTAACATTCTTTTGTTTATTAACAGTATAATAAGACGCAATACCTAAAGAATTAAGCATGAGTTGTACAGTCTGTATTACTTCAAATGAAGCAGCTTTTAAAGTAATTCTCCCCCCTGCGATACTTCCGTTTGCTGAATAAAGCCCACGTAAAAATCCACATTTCTTACTCCTACTTCCATAAATAAATCTATCAGGAATTATTCTTTTAAATGTGAGAGGTATTTCTAAATCCGTAATAGTTGTAGTTATATGCCAAGCGCAATCTTGTATAGTGTAGGCATCCTCATGAATTAAATGACTTATTTCACTTTGAAAATAGTCTTTATCTTTTTCTCCAATACATAATAGTTTATTTTTAGAAGCTTTATGATATGTACCGTCTCCTATAACTAGTCCGTCCATAATATCTTGAGGGTCTAATATAATTTCTTTTTCATAAGAAACACCTCGCAGGATATCTATACCTTCGGCGTCTTTGGCTTGTACCTTCTTACCTTTAAATACAAGTTCGTGATTTTCCGTACAAGTAATGGACCCATGAGTCGTGCTATATTTATAAGTATCTTTAATGCCTGTTTTGAATTTATTTATAACATTCGTCCAACCTTCCGAAGACCAAATTTTATCCCCTATTTTGATATCTCTTAGTTGTTTTATTCCTTCTTTTGTTAGAAGATGTGTGCTTAAAGGCAGGCAAGGATTCGTAGACACTGTTTTGAACCCTTCGTCAGCATAACAATCGACAGCATTATAGTTAGTAATTCTATCCCAGAATAGAATTCCTGGCTCTGCCCGTAACCAAGCGGAGTTAATAATCAATTTCCAGATATGAGAAGCTCTTACTTTTTTACTAATTAAAGGAGTTATACCCTTTTCTTTATAGTCTACTGGAAAACATTGTTCGTACTCTTCATCATTCTTTAAAGCATTTAAAAAGTCGTCGGTTAATCTCACCGATATATTAGCCCCTGTTACTTCCTTATCGTCATTTTTTATAGTTATAAATTGTTCTATATCAGGATGATGAACAGACAGTGTAAGCATTAAGGCCCCTCGTCTACCATCTTGACAGACTTCACGAATACTATTAGAATACCTACGCATCCAACTTACAATCCCTGTGGAAGTCCTGGCTGCATTGCTGGTTAGTGTACCACTTGGGCGTAAGTTACTTAAATCCGTACCGTTACCCCCTCTTCTCTTACTTATTTGTACTAGCTGCTGGTCGGTCTTCATGATTCCTCCATAGGAGTCAGTTGGAGATTCCACAACAAAACAATTGCTAAGAGAAACAATTTGATGGTTGTTTCCAATTCCGTTCATTGGGCTACCTTGAGGCACTAAATATTTAAACTTATCAAAATAACTAAATATTTCTTCTTCTGTGTAAGGAGCTTTAAATTTAGTCTTTTCTATTCTTGCGAATTCTTTAGCCAGTCTCCAATGCATGTCTGTAGGCGATTGTTCTAATAACTCTTGGTTGTTATTTCTTAAAGCGTACTTATCAATAAATACTTTGGCTGCTAATTCATCTCCTTTGAAATACTCAAGAGATTTTTCAAAAGCTTCCTGATAACTAAAAACTGTTGCCATGCACATCCTTTTCTTGATTGTTGTGAACCCTTATTCTTACTGAACTTTCATTTAAAATCCAGCCTTTTAAAGGAAAACAATCTACTTCTTCTTGTTCTTTACGCAACTGATTTTTTCAACTAAGATTAGATAAGGAGAACTGTATTCATGGCTCGAAAATTAAAGAATGGCTGGCTTCCTGACCTACCGGACCACAGGGACTATTCTGTAGACTATGAGAGAATAGTCGATCTACCCTCTGTCATAGATTTACGAGCATCTATGCCTCCTGTCTATGATCAACAAGACAGTTCAAGTTGTACAGCTAACGCTATAGCGGGAGCAATTGAACATCAATTGATTACGCAAAAGTTAGAAGAGTTTACACCCTCTCGCTTGTTTATTTATTACAACGAAAGAGCTTTAGAAAATAGTGTTACTTCCGATAGTGGGGCACAAATCAGAGATGGTATCAAAACTGTAGTTTCTGCAGGTGTTTGTGCTGAAAAAGAGTGGCCTTTTGATTTGACTAATTTATTTACCAAACCGAATGATAATTGTTATGTAGAGGCTAAAAAGAATATTGTAGAAAGTTATACTCGATTAGGACAAAATTTACCCACATTAAAATCAGCATTAATTAAAGGTTATCCTATTGTTTGCGGTATAACTTTGTATAACTCATTTGAATCCGATGATGTAGCTAAGTCCGGTATTGTACCTCTCCCTTCTAAAAAGGAAGAATGTCTAGGAGGTCATGCTGTTTTGATTTGTGGTTATAACGATGCGAATCATTCTTTTATAGTAAGAAATAGCTGGGGAGCAGATTGGGGTATGGGGGGTTATTTTTCTCTTCCTTACGATTACATATTGAATAATGACCTAGCTTCGGATTTCTGGGTTATTAAGCTTGTTTCTTAAGCATGAAACCTATTCCTCCATATGGTGAAGGCTTTGGTAAATGGAAGCCCAACAGTAGACAAGAATTACATTTATCATTATTGAAAAGTTTCAAGAAGCATATGAATAGTCCTGATGTTCAACATGTACAAAGTTGGCATGAAAAAGATTTAAGTAAGCTAAAAAAAGAATCTATTGATTTAGCTAAAGAAGAAATGTTTTCAAAAAAAGAATTGGGTGATGTAAATACCTATATTCTTGGTAAAGATGAATTAGAGAAACCTAGAGAATTATCAGAAGAAGAGAAGAATAGAATAAATCTTCGTAAACGAATAGGGTGGACTTTGTTTGATCCATTGGTGACCAATCAAAAGATGGACGCTACTCAGATTATTCAAAATCCTATTTATCGAGGGGCTTTAAATACTGTAGGAACAGCTACTCCTGCTTTTATAACTGGAACGATGATGGGTGCAGGGCTAGTGTCCTTGCTAGCTAAGAAGCCTAGCCTTTTAAAAACTTTAGGAACGGGGTTAGCCACAGGTACGTTAGCCGCCTTACCTTCTACTTTAAACATTCACGACAACTACAAAAAGCAAAAACTGTATAACGATATAACTGAAGAGTTCATTAAACACCATCCAGAAGGACAGATAACGACAATGCCAACAATTCTAAAAGATATGTTGGATAAACCAAGATCGGTTAGTAAACTAAAATTAGATAATAAGAAAATTGTTAAAAAATCGGATGATCAATGGGAACACGTTTATCATTCTAGAGAAAAAGGCTTTGAAAAAATGCCTTGGCAACACCGAGTAGGGTTAAGGATAGGTGAAAATCCGTATAGGATGGTATCTGCGATTTCAGGTGGTCTGAACCTTCCGTTATCATTATATGAAGGGTTTAAAACACATGCGAGTAAGAAACAAGAATATAATGATCTAAAAGACAGATTTGAGCAGAGAATGAAAAAGAAACGGGAAGCTGAAGTATTTCTTACAAAAGTCAAAACACCAATTTATAAAAAACATCATGGTCAGAAAGAAAAGATTAAAGATTTTGATAATTTGTTTAAGACTTCGGTAGATAAAGAGCCACTGTTAGAACATCAGAAACGAGTTGTAGAACGGTTATCTAAATCTGATCAACCAGGCTTAATATTGATGCATGGTTTGGGGTCAGGAAAAACGAGATCTAGTATTGAAGCCTACAAATCATTAGGATTACCTACCGAAGCAATTGTACCCGCTGCTCTAAAAGGTAATTTCGAAAAGGAATTACATAAATGGGTAGGTAAACATCCAAAAGACTTGGATATTACTTCTCAGCAAGAAATAGCACGTAATGGTCTACCCGAACATGCGTTAGATGGTAAATTGATGATTGTTGACGAAGCTCATCGTTTGCGTAATGAAGATACCAAACTTTATAAAAATCTCAAGACACAGAATCCTGCTAAGCGTTTATTGTTATCTGGAACTCCAATTTATAATAACCCATCGGATATATCAAAATTAATTAATTTAGCAGCTGGTAAAGATATTCTTCCAGAACGTAAGCCGGAATTTGAACAGGAATATATTGGTCAACGGACAGTATTTCCTACTCTAGTGCATCGCATGTTAGGTGTAAGTCCAGGGCAGGAACAGTATGTTAAAAATCCTGAATATCTAAAAAAAGTATTTCATAAGTTAATTGATTATCACGCTGGTAATTCTGAAGGATTCCCTGATGTTAAGGAAGAACGTATCAATGTACCAATGGGTAAAGATCAACAGCATATATACAAAGCTTTGATGAAAGATTTACCATGGTATTTAAGATTAAAAGTATCTGCTGGATTACCTCCTGATAAGAAAGAGTTGGATAAACTGATACCATTCCTATCAGGTGCAAGAATGATTTCAAATTCAACTTCAGGATTCAAGAAAGATAATACGGAAATTGAATCTCCAAAAATTGATAAAGCTGTAGAATATCTAAAGCAGAAAATGCAGGAAGATCCTGAATATAAAGGTGTAGTTTATTCAAATTACTTAAATAATGGTGTAAATGAATATAAACATAAGTTAGATGAAGCAAAGATACCTTACGGGGAATTTACTGGTGAGATTAATGAAAAGAAAAGAAATCAGTTAGTCAAAGATTACAATGCTAATAAAATAAAAGCGTTATTACTATCATCGGCTGGAGGAGAAGGTTTGGATTTGCGCGGGACAAGATTAATCCAAATTTTAGAACCACATTTTAATAATCCTAAAGTTGATCAAGTAATTGGTAGAGCAGCTAGATATAAATCACATGAAGGATTAGCTAAGGACAAACAAAATGTGTTAGTACAACGATATTTTTCTACATTAAATCCTGGTATGCTTGATAAGTTAAGAGGCAAGAAACCTACAAGTTCCGATGAATATCTTCAAAATCTAGCCGATCAAAAAACTCAATTGAATAATGAGTTTATCAATCTAATAAAAAATTAATTATGAAAAAGGAAGCAATCAATCCAGGAGCGATTTATGGTGAAGTAGTAGAAACACTGGCCAATATGTTACGAACGCCTCCTACCCCACCCCCTGCTCCAACAACAACATCGAACGATAAGAATACTAATCCTACATCTGGAGACAGCTTATTGATCAATAATAAAACAGCTGAAGAAAATGGTTTGTCATTTATGGGTGAAGCGTTTGAAAACGCAAAACCTTTAAATAAAGAAAAGAAGCCAATCACAAAAAAGGAAAAACCAGCTGTTGATCCCAATTGGCGTAAAAATATGAATAGTATGCATACGCCTGTTGATGAACCAAAAAACTTTAAACAGGAAGTTTTGGAAAGATTAAAGATCAATCCAAAGAAACATATGCCTGTAAAGAATCTTCAAAAGAATCATAAGCCATTTATGGATTTATCGAAAGCCAAGCATAATAAACTATTGGCTCATTTAACAAAACATAAGTTACCTTACGGTGTGGCAGCTATTGGATTGGGTGCATTGGGTACAAAAGCAGTGTTCGATCATTTGAATAAAGAAGAACAAACAGATAGTCATGCAAAAGTTTAGTAGTCTACCAATGGATTTCAATACACGTATTATACAACAATTGCGTACTTTACGCAGACCAAAAGGTAATACGTATAATCTACTATCGAGTATTACTCAAGACCCTGCAGGTAGTGGATATATCAAAGATTTGAATGATAAGCCCCTATTGGCTACATTCCGTGATAATAAAACGAATGGCAACTTTTCAATCAACCCAGATTTTCAGCCTATTGATATTGCTTTAAAATTACGTAAACTTCGAAATGCTTTTCGTAATTCTCAAATACAGTAGTCTTCAAAATCTTCGAAGCTAACTGTTGCTCTACATTTATCATTGTCGTTATGCGTATAGACCTTGATATTTACACCATTTGGTCTATTAAAACCAATTCTACGTAAAATTGAGATTAATTGACTCATTTCTCGTTTACGATTGTATTTGGTAAAGAATGTAGGTTCTTTGATTTTATGCACTTTTGATCCCCAGCATTCTAATAATCCCCATTGTTTGGGAATAAGAAAAGGATTCAATAATCCTTTAGGAGTAAGGTAATAACGTGTATACCCCATACCCGCCTCAACATCAGTACGGAACGACTTATTACTATCCGCACGAAAATCAGAAACAGAGGTTTTACATTCAATCAAAGTGGATAATCCATTAGCTCGATAGCCTATGGCGTCTGCTGATTCGTAATCTGTAAGTTCTGTAACAACAATACAATGATCTCGTTTTAACCATTTTGCAGCCCGTTGTACTAGATCATCGTGTGTCATGTTATAGACTTGGAAATTCTTTAGCAAATATAGCATTAATTGAATCATTCAATGGAATGTCTCGTACTTTATCGTTCACTACTGAATGAGTAAATATACTATACTTGTCCCAGACTTTTTTATTGAATTCATATTTATCATACCAGATTGGAAAGATATTATGTTTAGAAGATAAGTGTTTAATCAAGTCTAGTAGACTGGCCATCTGTGTCTTATTCAGATCAGCATAATGATAGTAACCTCGAAATTCTTTTTCGATTACCGGGCCAGTATAAATATTTTGATGATGAACATAACCATTGATGTAGTAGTTACCATTTTCTTTGATTAAATTATTTTCATTGAGTAGTTCAATCCCGATACTCATTTTATCATATACACCATAACGATCATTGATATTTAGATGATAGCTCCAGTATTGATCATCATATGTTTGAACTATGTTACCATTACGTTCAATGATGTAGGGAGATGAGAATTTATCAGAATTATCATTCCAGCGATCAATTAGATTTTGTGCATTGCCTCTTACACCTTTTAATGGAGAGAATTCTGTACGAGTATTACTACCGTGAATAACAATATATTTCTTTTCTGTAATCGTAGAAATATATGCTTTAGGGGATAATTCTTTTTTAATATGTGGCATAGAGTATATTGATTAATGTTAAGTAAAAGATGGCTCTAACTTGACATTATCGGGAGGTAATAGTTATTATTTCGTCCATGCCAAGGTTGCTCCTCGTTGATGATTATAATGTCCAACTTCTTGATATTTCTTGATTTCTGGAGCATCATTTTCAAAAAACATAATCTGACATATCGGTTCACCGACCCTTAGACTCACTGGCCAACAGATTAGATTCTTAATTTCCAAAGTAATATTACCTTCAAAACCTGGGTCGATCAATCCAGCAAATTCTACAGAAATTCCAGTTCTTGCTTTCGAAGATTTTCCACAAACAATACCTGTTAAATTATCAGGTATTTTGACAATCTCCTTTGTACCTCCTAATACAAATTGATTAGCTTCTAATGTAAACCAACTACTATTATTGGTCATGTCAAAGTAACCAACGATTCTTGGGTCAGGTATTCGAAATTCAGAACATAAGGTCAGATCATAACTTACAGGGTTCAATAACCGTTCATCATAAGGAGTAATGAGATCACTAGACAATGCGAGTTCTTTGATTTTTTTATCATTTAACATAAATATTATTGTGAGGTTTGTTTAGATGATGTTTAAAAGAGCTTTAGCAAATTTTTTAATTTCTTCAGATAGCTCTTCACCTTCATCTTCAATCTTATGAAAGTTACTGTATTTATAAGTATCATTTTCTAACTTGGATACTTTCAATAAAGTAGTATTATCGAAAATAATCATAATCTCTTCGGCTTCAGGATCTACAGTAATATCAAAATTCATAAGCTTGGTTTATGCATCAAAAATAAGGTAGAATTGATCCTTTGTCAAAGATTATTTTTATGTTAAGTTATTAATATGAACGATGTTCTGACTCGCCAGGAAAAGATACAACAAATACGTGACTTCTTTAATAAAACAAAAATCGATAAATCAGTTACGCAGCATACGTTGAATAAAGAATATAGTAATGTTAATCCTGAATTATTAACTACTACTTCTGGTAAATTACTAAGAATTCATAAAAATGAAGTAGATCCCGATGATCGAGATAATCTGCTGTTCTCAAAGTTTCATGGACTAGAAGATCATCTAGTACAACATGTACAAAAAGATGCCGGAAAGCTTAATGCTAAAGCTAGAATGAAGATGGAGCAGAAGAAAAATTTAAGTTGGTTAGACGCTGGGTTTTGGAGTCCTCAACTACGCAGTGTACTGGTATCTAATAGTTTAACCCAACCAATTGACGGTATAAATCCAATAGAATTTTTATCGTTGTCGCATAAAGTAACCAAAATGGGAGAAGGTGGGATTTTTTCTTCAGAATCCGTGCCTCAAGAAAGCCATCAAATCAGTGACTCATCCTTTGGTTGGATCGACCCTATGCAAGTTCCAGAATCTTTAGATATTGGAGTTACAAGTTATTTTACTCAAGGTACAAGAAAAGGTTTTGATAATAAACTTTATAAATTAGTGAAAGATAAAAATGGTAATAAAGTTTGGAAGGACCACGAGACTTTATTGAACAGTGTGGTGGATATCCCGGAATACTAACTCCAATAACTTGAACTTATAATCGTAGTGTTACCTGTTTTTGTTCCTCCATCAATACCAGTAGTATCATCATACATTGGAGATACTGTTTTACCAAATACTGAACAAGTATAACCAGGGCACACAACAGAACCTATATTTGTAACGTTGTTAGCCCCCGTACCTCCAACAGATATAAGCAGTCGAGGATAATATAACCCAGTTCCTAACTTATCCCAGTAGGTACCACCCCAAATGATAGCAAGCCCAAAGTTTGCTTCTTCTGCTTCACTGCCTGTAGAATATGCATTATAATTTAAACTAAGTCCATTACCTAGTCCAATTAAATTATTATTCGTTCTTATCGCCGGTGACCATGGAGTAGAAGGAATTGATGTAGGTGCTCCAGTTAAAGGCTGATTATATAGCCCTAAACTTGGACCGGCGGCACTACCATTAAAATAAATAGTTTCTGTAGGATCAATGTTTGGTATGTAAGTCCATGTCCAAGTGCATTCAATATTTTTGGATAGCCAATATTCTTTAACAATCTCCTGAGTGGTTAATCCAATATTATAACCATAATTTGCAGGAGGAACTCCTATAATAGGAGTAAAGGGTAAGAATCCTTGATTATAATATAATGCTACACTCATTCTATACTGGTTCAGGATAAATAGCCGCGTTACCACCAATAGCTGTATTTACGATATTCAAATTATTGAAGCAGCTTTGTAATGATATGGAAGATGTGATTGTTGCAATAGGATATTGTGCGTATGTTTGATTAGGTGGTGTAGAGCCATCAAATTGTGCAATTGTAGGAGACGAGAACACAATTCCACTTGGGCCTAGATTATTTGTTGTACATATTTTTGCAGCGGTAGGTGATAATCCCGAAACTGTTAATTCCAACCAAACCAAGTCATTAGAATTTATCGAAGAAATCGAAGTGTTTAAACTTGTAATTGATATTGAAGAGGATGTTGGAAATTGCGAAAGATTTCCAGGTAATACGGTTAATGATGCACCACTTGGAGACAAAACTACATAGAACGGTGTTTTTGGGCAGTTATTACTAATTTGTCGGGCGTAGTAAGTTATTTCCTCTACTGTGAAATCAATGACTTGTGTTGTCGAAGCCAAGGGGCAACTACCATCACATGTAGAAGTTGGGCTAGGACTACCAACTACTTCATAGACAAAGTTACATAGACTAATAATATCCCCTTGTTTAGGGGTTGTACCCAACGTAGAGTACCTACTTTGTATATTTGTGCGAACTTGACAACAAGTAGCAGTACAATCCAGACAAGTAGCTGCCACGTCATTGCCCCCACCTCCTCCCCCAATATTACCAACCAAAGCAAAATTACAAGGACCACCAACAACGTTTAAACTATTTGGCTGGGTTGGATCATTACTCACACTACTTGAAAAATTGGTACCCGATGAACAGGGTATGGTAGGTACGTTGATATCGATAATTCCACCAATTACAAAATTACAAGGACCACCCACTACACTGATACTACCAGTTGTACTTGCTGAACCACTACCCACAATCGTAATTGCGGATTCAAAAGTAACACCCTGAGGGCAAGGTATGTTGATATTGATCTTCGGTATGTGTATTGGAGGAATGGGAAAAACATTATTGAACGTATATTTGCATCCTCCTTGTGGAGTAGTCAGCACACCACTGACATTCAAATCATTAGTGATTAGTGCAGGGAGATTACATTCAGCAGGCTGGCAGGAAGGATCAGGTGTAATATAAGCAGCCTGATAACCTGTATTACCTGCGTTAAAATCAATACTACTGACATTAACGCTTAGAGGAGGGTAACAGGTAGCCATTAATCGAGTTTATGAATAACTCGATATAAAAACAAGTTCAAAAAAGCCAAAGGAAAAACACTGACCAATGTTGATAAATCGATATCTGAATAAGTGTCAAATAATGAATAGACTACAAATATATTAAATACCGCGAACCAGAATGATAGGCATGTAGCACATATTAGTAATCTAACAATAAAACAATCATGATACTCAGAAAGATACCCTACATAATTATGAGGGTACCCTTCTTTTTTTAATTTGAAGTACTCGTCTAATCGAAAAAAATACCGAAAGCCAAATAAACACATATACTCAATAAATGCATTTGTATTCAACCAAACTTCTATTACATAAGCAGAAGATAGTGTATTGATTAGGAGTAATTCAAGCATTTTATTAACCGGTTGCAGGTGGAGTATCTGTTACTTTTGAATAACCCAAAAGGTCAGAAATTTTTGCTTTCAACTCTTCAACTAACGCTTTTTGAGCAGATAGTGCAGAATCATTAATAGTTACTTGATTTAGTTGTTTTTGAACATCGTTAAAGGTTTGTTGAAGCTGTTGCTTATAACCATTGTTCTTGGTTATACGTTCATTGACTTGACGAAGAGCGTCGTTCAATACTTCAATAGAGATGTGAGGGGCAGGTTCATTTGAACCTACTACAGGTAGTACAATTGGAGAGGGATCAGGCATTTTTCTTTTTAAGTATTAGTGTTTTGGTCTTGTAGGTCTTCGCCATCAGATTTGAGAATGTCTTTAATTTCGTTTTCAATTCTTTTGATTTCATCGCGAAAACCAGCTGCGGCATCTTTCTTCTGGCTTTTAATCTGCTGCATTTCTACATAAAGATTGTACACTCGTTCTGCGTTCGTGACAACCGGTGTAGTAGAATTGGCTGCTGTTGTTTCTGTAGTATTACTCATATTAAATTTTGATATTCTTCTTAAAGTAGATTTCTCGGTTCTTTAACACCAAAACAAAATTTTCTTTTCCGCTCTCGTCTTTTACTACAATGTTTTGACCATTCTCGTTTCGAAGAAACACTAACGCAATATTGGTGTTACGATTAGCATAAAATACATCTTCAACAACACGGTTGGTTTCCTTATCGTAAACCGAGTATGCTCGTGAAAGCTTGTCATCCGCCGCTAAAGTAAAGGGTGCGTCATCATCACTATATGATAGCCTTTGTCCACCTACGATTGTCAGATCCTTAGGTACTTCTTTCAAAGCAGCTTTCGGAGGTTCATCTACATTATTCTCAAATTCTGGACGAGAAGATTTGGAGATAATAGTATTTTCATCCTTCTTAGCATTTTCAAAAATTTCATCAACCGTATTACTATCCAGAATCGTATTCAGATTCTCTACTGAATTGTTATTCTTAGAAACTTCTGAATCATTAGTCTTTTGTGTATCTCCGTTAAAAAGCTGAACTAGTCGATCATGTTCTTTTTCAGCTACAGTCTTTTCTTTAAAAGTGTTTGTTGTTACTGGTGTAACAGGTGTTTGGTTGGTTACTTCGCGGTTTTTCTTGGGTCGTCCCATATGTTTAATTTCCTTTGTTTGAGTTAAATCCTTCTTCCAAATATACGGGTTTTCTTAAAGGTGTCAACAGACTGTTCAATTCTTTTTTTGTTATTGTTAGTAATTTTAAGCTTTTGTCCATCCACCCATAAGACAGTTTAAATTGCTTTTCTTCATAAACCACTCCACAAGGGAATACTGAAGCATTACCCCATAATACAACTTCTTCCGTATAATCTCCCATAACTAATGGAATACGAGTTTGGCTTAGAAGTTCAAATTTTTCTGCATTTCTTTTAAAGGTATAACATCCTAGATAATAAACCCTGCCAATACCGTATTCTTCTGTATTACTAAAAGGATCTGCTTTTGCAGAACTATGAAAAAAATGATAAAAGATACCATCAATTTCGATAGCGGAAGCTCCTCCTCTTATTTCACCAAAAGGCCAATTGAATAATCGGCTATCACCTTGTTCTTTAATTAGTATATCATTTTCAAATTCAGCGATAATTGTAACAGGTTGCGTTTTATAAATGAATGTAGGATTTTTTTGATTATTTAGAAAGCACCAGTTCTTCTCAAAAGTCATGGGTGTCTGAAAATTAAAAAAATGTTCATTAGCTTTCTTGGTAGCATTCTGACGTTCTTCAATTGTCCAATTATCTTGATAGTTTAATTTTTTATATCCTTTATAATGCAGGTTTTCTGTTAATTCTACCAGCCCTTGAAATTGGCAGTTTGTTTTCAGATTTATCTGACTGACGGCTAAATAAGGTTTATCATCTATAATAATAAATCGAGGGTCTTCAAATAGATGATTAAGAATGGGTATTTTTATTTCCCAATTGGCACCTGTAGGTTGCCAATCTTTATTCATTCTAGTAATGTATAATTTACATTTCCAAGTATCCCAATTAGCCCTATAAGCCATGTAGTTCTCGACCTTATATTTAAAAATAGCTCCATTAAATAGGTAAGGAGCATTGACCAGCTTTTCCAAAGGTATATTAGTTATATCCATGCGAATACAATCTAAATTACACTCAAGGAATATGCAAATGAAAAGACGCCAAATATTAACTTGGCGTCTTTTTCTAATCGACTAAAATTTTATACTAGTTTGCCTGTACAGTAAAAACTTTACCAGGAATTCCTGAGAAGTTGGAGTCATATTCGATGACATAATTAAACCCAATTGCCCCGCCAGCTGTAGACTGTGTAATAGATATAGGGGCAGCAGTAGAAATATTGTAATTTGGATAAACGTCTACTTTTACAGGAGTAGCATCAAGTGTAGCAATAGTTGCTTTAATAATCTTTTTAGATGGTATAGTTCCAAAATAGAAAAAATCTCCACGAGTGTATGAACCTGCTGGTACGGTTCCGTATTCGCAGTTATAATTTCCATAACGGGTCCACGATGCTCCATTTACCTGAGTTAATGAATTAGTTACGACACCTTTGATTACTAGTCTACTATTAGCCATATTGTTGTTTCCTTTATAATTTGTTAATTGAATCAGCTATTAAAATTAGACTAACATGAAAATAAAGTGTACACAATATTTTATTTAGACTATTTGACTTATAATTACCATATAGTATAGTCAATTATGTTTGTAAATTACGATGAGTTTAAAAAATACTCAAAAGGTTCTGGAAGGAAAGTTGAAATAACTTGTGAAAAGTGTAAAAAAACAAGACTTAAAACAGTTGCAGAATTATATAAATTTAATAGACATTTGCCAGACTCCACACATGGCTGCGTGCACTGTAAAAAAGATGTCGCAGAAAGAAATAATTTATTAAAATATGGTGTAAAGAATACATCGCAATTACCTGAAGTTAGAGCAAAACATAGAGCATCTTGTTTAAAAAACTTAGGTGTAGAATTCCCTATGCAAAATAAGGACGTACAATCTAAGAATAAAAAAACAAATTTAATACGTTATGGAGTAGAATGCTCTCTTCAAAATCCTGAAATTAGAAAGAAAAGTTTAACTACATTATTTAATAATTATGGGGTAGATAGCGCAAATAAAAATGAAAGTATAAAACTAAAGGGTATAAAAACTAAATTAAGAATATATGGAACATTACATCCTAGGATTAATAAAGAGGAGAATAAATTAAAGGATTTTTTAAATTCTTTTGGGTTTAATTTTATTTCTGATTATGACTTATTAAGTGGTAAAGAAATAGATGCTTACGACATTAATCTAAAATTGGGGATAGAGTATTGTGGGCTTTATTATCATAATGAGCTATCTCCCAACCCGAGAGATAAAGATTATCACAATAATAAAAGATTAAAATGTGAAGCCCAGGGAGTTAGACTAATTACTATATTTGAAGATGAATGGAGACGTAGAAACAGCCAAGTTAAAGGTTATTTAAAGGCAATTTTAAATAAAACAAATTTTAAGATATACGCTCGAAAATGTTTAGTTAAGGATATAGATAAAAAAGAAGCTAACGCCTTTATCAATAAATACCATATACAAGGAGCAAACCTTTTAGGTATTTATTTTGCAGGATTGTATTATAAAGAAGAATTAGTTGGAGTTATGAGTTTTGGAAAACATCCTAGAAACTTTCGAAAATTAACTTTAGATCGTTTATGTTTTAGAGAAGATTATTCAATAATAGGAGGGGCTTCTAAGATGTTTGTCTATTTAACCAAAAAATTTGATATACACGAGATTATTAGTTGGTCGGATAATCGATGGTCGCAAGGTAATGTGTATAACGCTTTAGGATTTAACTTAGACGAAGAATTACCTCCAGATTATAGCTACGTATATATTAAAAATCCTGTAGAACGTTTATCTAAACATTCTCAAATGAAAAGAAATACTAAGTGTCCTATTGATAAAACAGAACTAGAGTGGGCAACTGAAAGAGGGTTAGCAAGAATTTGGGACTGTGGTAAAAAAAGATGGATATGGAAATCGTAAGCTTATTTATACTTCTCAAAAAGCTTTGAATGCAGCTTTTCAATTTCATTTGGATTGTAGTTTTTTCTATTTCTATCCAATAAATCTTTACCCCATTCATCAGCAATCGTTTTATCTTGAATACCAAAATCGTGTAATAATGAGTAGAGATGAAACTTACTATTAGCAATTTGGTAATGAAATTGTTGATTATCTGGAGAAAATATTACTTTTCCACCAATGCCCGAACCAGGTTCAACATTGATTTGTCCTTCAATCAATCCAGATTTTGCTCTTCGACAATATACACCCGATTTTAACAGCGATTGAATTAAACTAATACTCTCAACACCATGCATGATGGTTGTATTTCGTTCAGTGACCCATGGTACTCTGGCTAATACAGTTTCTTTACTATCTATTACCCCACCATCTTTTTTATTGATTAATTCAATTTTTGCTCTTAATGGTACGGATAAATCCTTCTTTTCAAGAATAGCGTTCTTTTGTTCTTGAATACTGAACACTTGATTAGGGTCTGGATACTTTAAATCACTGACCTTTAATTTAAAGTTATTTGACTCCAATCGATTCAATCGATCTTCATAAGCTTCTTTAACATTACTAAGCACTTTATGCCTTACCGTTATAGGGTCAAAGAAACCCCGAGTATTCTCAGGAGGAGATACTTTCGCAGAAGCCATATTAATTATTGATTAAACTGTCTACGTATTCTTTTACAGCAGGGTGAGATAATAGTTTTTTTGTACGCTCATCTTCTGCTTGAATTGTATTTTCTTGTTTCGTCGCTACGGATACAGGTTTCTTGTTTAATTGATTATCAATGATCGCACCTGTCACTAATGAAGACAAGTTATGTTTAGCAGTTTTGGACTGCCCAAAATATTGAGGAATGATTGGTTGTCTTGGAATATAACCATTATTCATCGGGTAGCTTCCCATTGCTCCCTGAGAAGGTTGAGAAGTAGGATTATCGGTTTGGCTGTTCAATAACCCATACGCGATGGGTAACATCAAATACGGAGCAGCTTCACCCATCAATCCTTTAACCATATTCTCACCACCTGTTAATGTATTATTAATGGTTGTGGATAAACCGTTAGGTTGCATCAATGGTTTTACGTTGTTGTAAATATTTTCGGCAGAAGACACACCTGGTATCTGTTTGAGATAATCGTTAAACCCAGAAAGCTTATTCATTAAATTGCTTCAATATTAACATTCAATGGACTATTTGAAGAACGATGTTCTTCTTTACCTATATTACTTTTTAAAATAATAGAGGCTAATGTTGTTGCTAATAATGGTTTATCAACAAAATCTTCTCTTACTTTCTGAGAAGATGGAAAATGCTTGGTTACAGGATGTGCCAAATTCTTTAAGCTTCTACTCAGTGCACCATCAGAAATTGTTTCTTCAGCAGATTTCTCAATAGCCTTTAACATACCTATACACATTGCATCAACATGAGGAACATCCATTTCATCCAATGAAGCTTTCTTTTCTCTGGTTAACGCTTTCAAATAATCTTCATGAGCTTTTTCCAATTCTTTATGAAGATTGTTTTTCTTATAGCTATAATGTTCAGTTTCTTTTTCTTTGAAGCCTTTATAGATATGACCAATGTTATTCAAATGTTCTGTTAAGGAAGCTTTCTTGGCTTGCTGTAAGCGTTCTTTTGGAAGTTTGATTACAAATTTTTCTTCCTCTTCTTCTTTACGAGGTTCATTCAATATGTTCTTTAATTGAATACCACCATACAATCCCTTTCCTAACAAATAAGAATGTATACGTTTTTCTTCAGGTGAAAGGGGTCGTTCGGTCATAAAATTAATCTTCTGGTATTATCAAGGCAGGTTTTTCGGAATCAAGATCTTCAAGATAATGACTAACAATTACATACTTGCTGGTCACATTACTAAAATGGCTTTCCCATTTCGTTACATAATAACGAGGACTATTGATTAGTTCTTCGTAAAGCTTCTTTTCTTCAGGAATCGTAATATCAAATATTTGGACGTGGTTCTTGAAATTGGAAAATTTTTTCTTTTTTTGTTTGATACCCTTTTCTTCTTCAAAAGCATCAGCAATTTCTTCGTTTGATCTTCCTCCAAAACCAACCTTCTCAAATATTTCTTTTTCAAAGTCACGGTCATTCCGACGTTTGACTTTCAAATCGGACAGTTCACCAGCGTCATAAGCATCAACTACAAAAGATTCAGTATTAGGATTCATGTTCTTGATTAATTTTATTTGTTAATTTCTTTAACAAATTAATCTTGTCCTGATAAGTTTTCAACTTTTTATTTTTTTCTGATATATCTTTGTCTAGATGTTCATAACCTGTAGCCATCCCATAACCACCCAAAGCAAGTGTACCCGCATACGCGCCTCCTGCCTTTGCACCAATGTCCAGAGGATTGAGCTTATCAAGGAAAGCGAGCTTCAATAAACTAGCTGCTTTTGTAACACCTGCTTCTGTGTGCATCGCCTGCAAAGCGTTTTCAAGCTCTTCCAATGAAGAACCTTGTTTTTCGAGATTTTCCGCAAAATTGGCTTTAAGTAGATTTAGAGGGTCCATGATTATTTAATAAACTATTACTTATGATAACCCCAGCACCAAAGCCAGCCAAGGATAAAAGAATTTGTGTCTCTTTTTTAAATTGCAGAAATCTTGAAATTGCCAAGGCTGTCAAAGCACCAGTTGAGCCTATAAATAAATTTTCTAAGGGATGTGGATTATCAATTATGGATAATATATGATTACGAGCATGATCGTCAACATGAGGATCGAGAGCAACCAAAGTCGATAAATGTTGTCGATTGGTTGCTTCATTTAATATCTGTAAAGTATTATTCATATTAAACAGGACTAAAAGAAGCACTCGCTGCAGGTGTTAAAGCACCTTTTCCACCATAATACAAAGCCATGATTGTTGCTAACGGAATACCATAATCCATCAATTTTGAAACTAACGGATGTTGCACATCAAATGGGTCATTGTCCTTACGATTTTTATTTAACAGATAACTAGCTCCCATTGCACCCCCTGCAACAACCGGAGCAGGTAGATTTGTAAAATTATTAAAGGTATTTACAGCCCCAGAGTATATATTAGCTGTTTTATTGATATCCACTTGTTCAGCTATTAAATCTTTAATCTGCTTATTGATTTTCTTTTTTAAAATGGCTTTCCAAACATTCTCATTTTGATGCTTTAAAGTATAAGTAGGATTACGTTTACCTTCGTGCAGCGTAATATACAACTGACCAGGATGACTACGATGTACTTGCGCAGTACGTTCATGTGTAGCGATATTTGAATAATTATTATCGTTTAATCTTTTGATTTCGAAAGAATGATTGTCTTCTTCTTTGTCGGGTACCAATTTATCAGGGAATGAAAAACTATAAATTGTCTCTCCATTCTTTAAAGATAGTTTACCATCCTTATGCTTATATTTCCAATTTTGCTGATTATTGGAGAATGGAAAATGGGATGTTACTTCATGACTGGGTGGAAAGTCGAGGACTTCAGCCAATTTATAAAGTAATATCGCTTTTCCAAAATTCATGATTATTAAGGATAGGAATGTTCACCCGATAAAGCAGCTATTGAATCAGGTGTGATTGTACCTGACTGTGGATAACCTGCTCCATATCCCGGATTTAACATTCCTCCAAAATTACCTTCGTTATTTTTAATATTTGATAACAATGAAGGAAGATACTTATCACCACCATAAGCCCCTAATAATGTGGTAGCTAATCCAGGTAAACCAGATAGACCATAATGTTTCGCTAACAACATCGCTCCCAATCCACCTGCCAATGTTCCTGTCCAACCATTGTCCAATCCAGGAATTAAATCATTTTGTTTTGATATAGGATCTGCAGGATTAGTATTCGTACCACTGATGTTATCTTTAATCCCCTGTTCCACCCCACCGGTAATACCTGAATAATCCAATAACTTTTTACCCCCATATAATGCACCTGCCCCAATAGCTCCTGCTGTACCAAGTTGTCGAGCACCGTATCGAGCTAATAAAGCTGCTGGAGCAGCAGCGGCTGTACCAATTGGTCCAAACATTGCACCAGTTCCAAGTATTGAAGCAGGTGCCATATTACGTTCAATGAATCCTCGATTACCTTCTCGGTTCGTACCGTTCCATAACAAATCAGTTAATGAGTTATCTAACGGAGCTTTACCAATTAGTTTATTAAATAATGTTGGATCGGATGGTTGTGGAGTGGACTCTGGTGTTGATGTATTTACAGGATTGGATTTTCCTTTATTGGAATAAGCTTCTTCTGCTGCATTTCGAGCATCAATACCTACAGGTGCTTGTAATCCTGGTTCTTTGTTTTGTGGGGCATAAGAGGTATTATCAATATCTGTGGATGCTGCGTTAGATTGTGCCCTTGCTCTTGCTCGGTCATAAGTTGGATTTACCGATGTAGGTTGTTTCACAACCTTTGCTGGGTTTACGATTGGGTCAGGGCGTAAATATTTTCCAAATGATCGTTCAATTTGTGTCATTCTTGGCAATGCTTGTTCAATCGCAGGTAAAGCTGCATCACCCAATTCTCCAAGACCTGCTGCGTTTTTAAATAACTTTTCTGCTGTATCGAATACACCTTGAATATATTCTTTTGAATAGCCGGATTGTATAGCAGCTATCTTAAATTGTTTCTGAAAATGCATTGAAGCTTTTTTTAGCTCTTCAATTGGATTTTCAATTTCTCCAATCTCATAAGATATCTTTGTAAACAATGCATTATCAGATAGTTGGCTATCAATATACTCTTCTGCCTTTTTTTGAATGGAGGATAGAGAATGTAATAAAGGATAAATAAAGGGAGGAAGAGTTTCCATATACTTAATCAATACTAGCAGAATTTTGATATCGTCTACAAGTCATTAGATTTGACCCCCTCCCAGAATATTCATTATAAATTGGTATAATAAGTTGTGAAGGATTTTACTTACTCAATTAATATACAAAAATTATGAAAAACAATACAAATAATGAACTAGATGTTTACTACACAATACGGTTATTAACTATAACATGGTTATTATTTCTTACAATTATACCAGCTATTATGTTGCTTCTTGATGGAACAATTGATGTTTCAGTAGCTAAAGATGTTGAGTCAGCGTGCTTGTCAATGTGCATGATTCTAATGGCTTTGGAATGCATTCTCAAATTAATAATCTCAGAATAATCAAATAAATATATGTTAACCGAACAACAAAAACAAGAAACCATCGAAGCGATTACACATTTCATCAAAACAGGAAGTACAAAAGGTATTGAAGTTTTTTATGAGAACAAATGGAATGCATTGGAAAACTATGTAGTGCCTCAAGTAAATTTTTTTAACAGCTATTTACCTCATCGATTAATCAAAAAAAAAGTTAAGGTAATTAATCGTTATCAACTTCCAAGTGTTATTTGGGTGTCTTCCAATGATTTTATTAAAAGTGCAATGGTTGATCGTATTTTTGATAACAGCTTGCAATTGACTTTCTCTATTCATATCGACAATGACTATGTATCTGTAATACATCTTACAGACAAAGAGGAAGACCTTCGAGTGTTAAGGCAGTTAAAATATTCATCTACGCATACTCCAAGTCCCTGTGATATACACTCCTTCATAATTGAAGAATAATTTGGAACGACATAACGTTGTTCCGTTAACCAACAACACAACAACAAAGGACGATATGTTCATTCGTGGTGTCTACTGGACTCGCAGTGAATGGTTGGATTATATTCATAATCGATGACCGATTGTGAATCAACACATCCCACTACGGTCATTCCGTAGTGGGTAATATTACAACACTTTATGGAAGATATAAATAATTACGAATTCTACAGCTATTCATTAGATGCGTTGAAAATGTTGGTGGATTTACGTTGGATACGTATCTTTGAAAGAGATAGCCTATATGATTGGAAAACCGAAATAAAACATTATGAAAATTGTAATATCATCGAATAATCAACATTATGGGTACAAATTATTATAGCATTGTAAAGGAATCAGAAGAATGTCCTCACTGTAATCACAGTACTCCTCGAACGGAAAAACATATTGGAAAATCCTCTTTTGGATGGTGTTTTCAATTACATGTTTATCCCGAAGAATCCATCAATAGTCTGAATGATTGGCTACCATATTTTGACAAATACATCATTGAAGATGAGTATGGAAAAACAGTTTCCAAAGAAGATATTCTGAGAATTATTACCGAACCTAAACGGTCGAATAATCGAAATAATTCTTCATCACAAATAGGATCATCATTAATTCGAAGCCAATTTCTAGACCACTATCAGGCTGTCGAAGGGCCATATAATCTATTGAGATCAAGAATCGATAATACTCATTGTATTGGGCATGGAGAAGGTACTTACGATTATATCGTAGGAGAATTTAGTTAACCCCTCCCCACCCCCCTTGGAGGATTAGGCTACAAATTGGTATACTAGTATATCAGGAAAGGATTTATCTCTTGTGAGGTGAATTCTGGAAAACAAAAACAACGAAAGGATCATATGATTAATATCGACGAACTCACATTAAAAGATATCAAAGCAATTCAACAAATTGTTGTTCCAACGATTGGAACACCTAACCATAATACTAATCCAGATCAACCGTATCACCCAATGTTGGGTAAACGTTGTTTGGTACGTACTTACAGTGCAGGTGTACACATTGGGGATATCTCTTATGTGAACGGTATGGAAGTGAAATTGACAAATGCACTGCGCCTGTGGAAATGGGAAGGCGGCGGTTTGTCGTTGTCGGCAATTGCCAATGTTGGAATGAAAGGTGGACGTATCGACGTAACCAATGAAGTATACCTCACCAATGTAATCGAAATTATCCCCACAACCAAGGAAGCAGAAAAAACCTATGTCAAATTCATTGAAAAATAAACATCATGGCCACGATTTACATCATGGCCACGATTTAAAAGATGGCTCTGATGGCTCTGATGGCTCTGGCTCTGGCGATGGCTCTGGCTCTGGCTCTGGCGATGGCTCTGGCTCTGGCTATGGCTATGGCGAGGGCGAGGGCTCTGGCTATGGCTCTGGCTATGGCGATGGCTATGGCTATGGCGATGGCTATGGCTATGGCTCTGGCTATGGCTCTGGCTATGGCTCTGGCTCTGGCGATGGCTATGGCTATGGCTATGGCGATGGCTATGGCGATGGCGATGGCTCTGGCGGAGGTTAATGGCAAAATGAGGTTCCACCCCTCATTTTTTAGCTATCAGACAGCGGATTACGAAAATAACCCAAAGCATCCTTTCTCCGTTTATTATATAATAATTGGAGTATCTCCATATCGTTTCTGACCCTTCGATATAACATCGATGAACGCTCGGGTGTCCAGTGTACCCTGTACTGGTCTTTCAGAGTACCTGTCATCGGTTTACATAAATACCGTAAACAATTATCAAAATAACTCTTCGTCAATATCGGCTTACTTAAATTGTCCATACCCAAATCGTCAAAGTAGGATAAATCGAGCACAGACCCTTTTGGACAGGCGATTATACAATGAAGGTGTGAGGACCAGGTATTGTGCAGAAGATTCAAGCAGGAGGCTTCCTCGCTCCAAAGAGCACCCAGTAGATAACGATAACGAGTACGGGAATGTAGAAGATTACTCAGTTTTACATGAATACGACGATTCTTGGAATGAAAATTCAATAATAAAGAATCAATATTCTGTAAATCAAAAACATGAAAATCGGATGGCTCACCAAATGTTATATGATAAAAGTCCAATCCACTAGTCCAGTAACCAGAATATTTTCTCCAAAAAGATTGTTCAGCCCGAAAAGCACAACGAGGACAGTAACGAGATTTACCACATGGACGATTAGGAGTAGTGTATCGATCAGGATATAAAGGATTAGTTCTCATCTCACAGCAAATACAACAGTCCCAAGTATAAGAATCCAGTAGATTAAAAGCTTGGTCTTCCAGTTTACCCACTTGATACCTTTTGGAATATCCTTTGTCCAATTGGATTAGATTACCGTTAACAATAGAATCAAGTATGCGATCATGGATTACAGGATCACGTTCGGACAGAAGATTCCAGCTATCACGTAGAGACTGGAAGTTTAGAAAGTTGAGATTTTCATACCCCCTAATATGTTCCGACGACGTATGTAGCTGTAAAGGCACTACAGGAGGTACAGTAAGAGAGGACATACGAAGTCGAGCAATATAATGGGGAAACGGCTGTTAAGCAAGATAGAGGTATAGAAAGAGTAAGAATAGCTATTCGACAGAGAGGTAAGCTGGAACTATTCGATTAACCAAGTAAACGGCAGGCCTGCGAAAAGTAGAGAATGGAAAATAAAGTTTAGCTTAGAAAGAGCTATAAAATAGGGGCTGAGACTAATCATTGGCCAACTAATCTAGTACTACATATATAAGGTATATAATATTCTATAAAGACAGGTATACCGAATTGCTTGAAAAACATTCGTTAGATATAGTTTTATTGAGTTTATTTAATGTAAATAAGGCAGTTGACAACATATGTATTCAGATTTACGTTAATGTAAAAACACTAATTCAGTGGATGGTTAATACAAGTTAAGTATATACATAAAATTTGACTGTGGTGCCTTTATACGTATATTCAACAATGCATAAATCTTATATCGTACTTCCAGATATCGTAGAATTGACTAGGGATAATTTAGCAGAGTTTTATAAAACATTTGTCAAAGTTACACGTATCCCATTATTTAAATCGTCAATAACAGATCACCTAATAACTGTACAATTTTCGGATAAACATATTTTGGATATGTTGAGCTTTTGTCCTATTGAGGACATTTCAAAAGTAGACCCACTTAGGCAAGAATTTCAAAAATGTAATCCTACAGTATTTGGTGTACCTGTTTCTGTGGAGGGTAATTATACAGCTATTATTTTCCAATATGGCATTTGACAGCTATAAATATAAGGTTAGATTGTAGAACTTATGAAATTTGCTTTTAAAGAACAGCGGTCGATTGTTGAAAAGTCTATAGAACGAGTATTCGCATTATTGTCAAACAATCCTTATAGTAAACCTACACTTTATCTATCTGGCCCAATGTCTGGTAAGCCTGACCATAACTTTCCAGAGTTTAATCGGTTGGCTAAACATTTCCGTGAGCAAGGGTTTTTCGTATTAAACCCAGCCGAGAATTTTGATGGTGTAACCAATCTTCCTTACGAAACACATTTTCTGGAAGATGTTGTATTGTTATTGTTTGCTACTCACATTTATATGCTGGATGGTTGGGAGACATCAAGAGGAGCTTATTGTGAATATCTGTTATCTCGTAGATTAAATCATATATTTGTTGATGTTAATGGATTACGCATTGACCCACCACCAGCTAGGGAAACCGCAAAGGATATTGCTACAACAGGATTTATTAATGTTTTAGAACCAAGTACCGACAAGTTGACTAAGGATATAGCTGATGCAGTCAATAAACGTTTACGGGAATACGCCTTTCAAGAAAAGAAAAATGAACATGTTGAGAATACAATAACAACAGCTAATAAACAGTTTTTTAAGAATTGTAGTATTGAAGATTATGAAGTTTTCAATGCTAGGTTAAATAATCGGGTCAAAGAGTTATTGGTTGAAAACGAAAAGCTAAAAAAGGAAAGAGATGAATTTAAGAAGGCATTAGATGTAGCATTATTGGAAAATGTAGGTAATGCTTTATTGGAGATATCTGCTGTTTCTAAAGAGGAAGAGAAATCATTAGCTCAACAATCAATAGATATTGTTAATAAAGCTCGCTCTGCTCAATATGGTAATCCTAAAGATGATTTCTTAAGAACGGTAGGAATGTTAAATTCATTAGGTTATCGTTTTGAGACACCTACAGGAGAGATTAAGAACTTAGATTGTTATGATTTTCCAATAATTATGAACGTTGTAAAATTATCTAGATTGGTTCATACCATTAATAAAGAAACATTTCATAAGGATTCGGTATTAGATATTCATGGTTATATGAATACATTAGAAATGTTGTATAAGTAGTAAATAACCTTGATTTCTACCCTTATGGTTAAGTTATAATTTGAGCATGGCCAAATTGGACTTAACCAAGCTAAAGAAAATCAAGTCACATACTTTTGCAGGTAAAAAGTATAAGGTAAAAGTCAAATACCTTCCACCTGACCGGATGGCTCAATGTGATCATCCGGAAACAAAAGAAAAAGCCATTATTATCGATCCCCGACATCACGAAGAAAGGGATTTACTAAAATCCCTTTTGGATGAATCTCTACATTGTTTTGATTTTCGAATTGAAAATGATGTTGTCGATAAATTTGCTTTGGATATAGCAAATTTTTTAATTAGAGCAGGATTTGGATTAAAGAATTAAGCTTCTTCAAAAAACCGATTAACAGATTCAAGTTTTGAGTTTTCCAGAGATTCAAGCATTTCCATAATCTTATAATCTTCGGTATTGGATTTTTTACAAAGTTCAACAAACGATTGAATGAGTTCTTCGTCAGCAAATTTATAAAGACTACCGTTTGCTTTTTTCGTTAAATCCATAAATGAATGATAACATTGTTTTTTGTAAACACAACACAGACTTGTGGACATTGCTAAAATACGCTAACTTTAAATAATGTCCGATACTCATAAAGTTGTTCTCGATCATGGCAAGTTGGCAAAATCTCCAATTGATAAAAAATCCGATTATAGTTTTTTATCCCCTTCTTCGTTTTTCTCACCAACTACCAATTTGATTCCTCAGTTGTCAGGTATATCCGGTGGTCGTGTATTATTGGGGGACAAAGCTAGCCTACAGGCAATATCGTTAGTGCACCGTGAAGCCCCTTTAGTCAAATCACGTAATGAAGAAACTGACGAATCATTTGTAAAAGAATATGCCAAACCAATGGCAGCTGTTTTTTCGAAAGTTAAGGGAAAGGTAAACAGTATAAAAGATAACATAATTATGGTTGGTGACACTCCACACCATATTTACGACAATTTCCTGACGGGACATAAAAGCTTCATTCATCATGAGCCGATTGTAAAAGTTGGAGATGAGGTTAAAGAAGGTGATTTATTAGCCAAAAGTAACTTTACAGATTCCCACGGTAATTTGGCGTTGGGAGTCAATTTAACAACTGCTGTCATGCCTTATCGTTCTTCGAATTACGAAGATGCGTATGTTATTACCGAGGCAGGTGCTAAGAAACTGGCAGGTGAGCAAATGATTCCCCTGACGGTTGAAAAGGAAAGAGGGCTGGATTTCAATAAGAATAAATATATTTCGTTGTTCCCCAATAAATACGTCAATTCTCAACTTGAAAATGTTGATTCTGATGGTGTGATTAAAAAGGGTACAACGGTAAAGAACGGTGACCCGTTGCTTTTGAGCTTCGAACCCAGAACATTGAGAACGACCGATGCGCAGCTTGGTAATATTTCAGGTATATTAAAGAACGCATTTTCTGATCGTTCACAAAAATGGGAATATGATTCTCCGGGTGAAGTAATGGATGTGGCAAAGACTAATAAATTGGTCACGATTACTATAAAAACGAGAAGACCGATATCAGTGGCAGACAAGCTATCCGTAAGTGCTGGTGCAAAAGGTGTGGTTGGCGCGATACTATCGGATAGTCAATCCCCAGTAACGAAAGATGGAAAACCAGTAGATATTATCTTGAATTCCATGTCCGTTGTTTCGCGGGTAGCTCCAGGGTTGTTAACATCGATAGCTTTAGGTAAAGTTGCTCAAAAAACTGGTAGAGCACTATCTATTAATGGCTTTGATGAAAAGTCGAATATTGATAATGCACAAAAGATATTAAAAGAAAACGGCTTGCATGAAATGGAGGATATTTATGATCCACTATCAAACAAGCATTTGAACGTAATGGTGGGACCAATGTACGTTACTCGCCTACATCATATATCGGAAGATAAAGCCTCAAGTAGAGGGCAGGGAGGCAGTTACGATATCAATATGCAACCTGCAAAAGTATCAGGAGGTGATAAGAGTAAACGACTAGGTAATCTAGGTACGAATATTTTAATATCTAGAAACATGCGTCATGTTCTCGAAGACGCAGGAACAATACGGGGAACAAAAAATGATGAATATTGGCGTAAATTGAAATTAGGTGAAGATTTACCAAATCCAGAAGTTCCATTTATTTTCAATAAATTTATTTCTCATCTTGAAGGAGCAGGTATAAAAGTACAACGGGATGGTACTCGGTTTAATGTACTACCTCAAACAAATAAGGATGTTGAAAATTTATCAAAAGCAGAGATTGAAAATGCTAATATATATAAATTAAAAGCTGGTGAATTGATACCTGAGGAGGGAGGTTTATTTGATGTTAATAAAGTAGGTATTGGAGGAGATAACTATACACATATTAATTTGAAGTACCCGGTTATTAATCCAATTACTGAGGATTATATTCGTAAGACCTTAAATATCACAAAAGATAAATTTAATGATCTGGTAGGCAAAGGACAATTGATCGATTTATTAAAGTCAATCAACTTAGATAGTAAAATCAAAGAATTAGAAAAAGATATTAAATCGGCTAGAAAATCAGACAGGGATAATAAACTAAAGGTCTTGGCTTTTCTTAAAAATCTAAAGAACAATAACATTGATCTTAAAGATTTGATCATCAATAAAATACCGGTAATACCTGCAAAATTTCGTCCACTGGTTGTACAAGGAGGAAGAGTAATATCATCTGGTGTTAATGAGTTATACAGAGATTTAATGTTAGTGAATCAAAGCACTGACGGATTGCCAGAAGATATAGCTGAAGGAGTCAGGCGCAAACAATACGATGGAGTAAAAGCTGTTTATGGATTAGGTAGCCCAATTTCTACAAGAAATGAAAAAAAGAATTTTAAAGGATTATTGGCATCTGCTTTAGGCTTACAAGGAGGCTCAGCTAAAGGTAGTATGTTCCAATCAAAGGTTGTCAATAAACCTTTGGATCTAACTGGTAGGGCAGTCTTAACTACGGATTCAAATTTGGATATTGATGAAGTATCTTTACCTCATGAAGCTGTTTGGAAAAGTTATAGCCCTTTTGTAATTCGTCGATTAGTACAATCAGGGTTACCCGCTGTACATGCAAAAGAATATGTTGAAAATAAACATCCTATTGCAAGGGAGCATTTATTGGATGAATTAAAGGATCGACCGATTAATGTTATTCGTGATCCTCAAATTGCCTTACATTCAAGTCAGGGGTTTTTTGTTAAGATGAATTCCGATCCAAAAGATACGTCGATTAAGTTGAATCCCCTTCTTAGTAAAGGATTCGCATACGATCTTGATGGAGATGCGTTAACATACTTCGTACCTTCTAGTGAGAAAGCCAAGGATGAAATTAAGAACAAAATGCTACCATCCAAAAATCTACTTTTTCCTAGAAATTTTGGGCCTGCCTATATACCTTCCAATGAATCCGCTTTAGGTTTATATCAGGCTTCTACACTGAATAATAAGAATAATCCCAGAAAATTTAATAACGTAGACGAAGTGAGGAAGGCTTATGAAAAAGGAGAGTTGCATCTAGGCGATAATGTATTATTGTCTTAGTTATATGATTAGAAACGATTTAACAAAAGAAAAATATGGTTATGTTTTTTCTGATCTAGGTAAATATTCAAGAAATTTTTTAATTTTCCAATGCGACTCTTGTGGGGAAATTATCGAAAAAATTCGAAAAAATTTTAGAAAGTGGTTTACACTTGAAGATAAGGCTTTCTGTACTAAATGTATGGCAGCGGCCAGAGAGTATGGAATAGCTAAAAAATATACTTCTTACGAAGAATACTTAAATACAAGACATCAAAATTTAAAAAAGAATAATTTAGCTAAATATGGAGTAGAAAATGTTTCCCAGTTATCGGAAATTAAGGAAAAAAAGGTAAATACTTTTTTAAAAAATTATAATCATACCTCCTATATACAATCCGAAGAAGGCAAAAAACATAGAGAAGCAAGACTTTTGGAAGTTTACGGGGTTAAAAATTGCTCTCAAAGTGATGTGATAAAAGACAAAAAAGAAAAAACTTTTCTAAATAGATACAACGTTAAAAATATTTTTCAAGATGAGGCGATCAAACAAAATATACAAAAATATTTTTTAGATAATTATAATGTCGTAAATCCTAGTCAAATACCTGAAGTACAGAATAAAAAAGAAATATCCTGTTTAAAGAGTACGGGTTATAAACATAATTTCATAAATCCTGTTATAAGAGAAAAGTCTAGAAAAGGTTGTCTGGCTACAGGTCGTTGGAAATTTCCTGAAGAAGGTTATGTTAAGAAAATTGCCGAGGAAAAAGGTATAAGTACTGAGACTTTTTATAGTTTTGTCAGAAGATTCGGTGTCGAGCAATTCGAGGAAAGTTTTCGACTGCGAATGACAAAAATCGAATTTGTCGTTAAGCAATTTTTAGAGAGTCTCAAGATGCCTTATATATTTAATAAGAGAATAACTACAGATTGCAACCCTAACAAAAATAAGAAATTTAGTAGACCTGATTTTATCGTACCTAGTAACAGGGTAATTATAGAATGTGATGGTTTATTTTGGCATTGTGATAAATTTAGAGATAAAGATTATCATGTTGATCGCAGAAAATATTTTGTTGATAATAATTATTTTCCGTTATTCTTTAGAGAACATGAAATTTTACATCATCAAAAAATTGTCGAATCCATCATTAAAAATAGATTAAATTTAATTACAAATAGAATATTTGCCCGAAAGACTACTTTAAAGGTAGTTGAATTCGAAGAAGCAAAATTGTTTTTTACAAATAATCATTTGATGGGTAAGGGGTTGGGTGAAACATTGGGCCTTTATTCTAACGACCGCCTAGTGTTAGCCATGCAATATAGATGGAAAAATAAACAAGATAGGTTGCTAGAGATATCGAGGCTTTGCCCTCTGATAGACCATTCGATTATAGGCGGATATTCCAAATTATTAAAATTTCTGATAAAGTTAGAACACCCCAAACAAGTTGTTAATTTTATAGATAAAAGATATGGTGATGGTAATTACTTATCGCAATTCGGGTTTGTAAAGGAGTCAGAGTTCATCAGTTTTCAATGGACTGATTTTATACATACTTTTCATCGTATGAAGTATCCTTCTAATTCCGGTTATGATAACGGGTTGTATAAGATTTGGGATTGTGGTCAAGCCAAATATGTACTAACGTTGTAAGAGATATGCTTTATTCAGAATGGAACGAAAAGACGATTGAGGAGCGCACGACGCTTCTTCGTTCTTGGTTACATGAACTGATTGAGTTGAATAAAAATATCGCTAATCCCATATCTGAATATTATACTAAACATAGGCGTCGAACTGTTTTGCGAAAGAATATTCGCGAGGTTTCCAGCTATATGAGATTGAATTACAGACCCGAAGAAATTATTTACGAAGAAGAGCAAGAAGACAATTCACGAAAAAAAGAATATGCAAAAAATATCCCAAATTTTAGATGAGATCGATAACCTAAAAAAGGTTGCGTTCATTCCTAATCCCCAGATATCAAATCCTCAAGCAAACCCTGAATTAGGACAAGCTTATCAACAAGTTGAACAGATGGCGCAAGGATTGCCTCCTCAAGCGCAACAGCAATTGCAGCAACAGTTACAACAGCTTCAACAATTACCACCTGACCAACAGCAGCAGGCTTTACAGCAATTAGCTCAACAAGTGCAGCAAGCGACTGCCCAATCGCAAGGTGGGAGTCAGGGAGCACCAGGTCAAGGTCAATCACAAGCTGGCGATCCAAGTACTCCACCTCAAGAAAGTGGGCAACCTAGTTCTGGTGGAGGTAATGATCCTGGAGCTTCTAATCTTTCTTCTTTAGATAGCCAGCAAATTACTTTGACTTTATCTGATTTGTTAAACCTGGTTTCAGGCGGAAAACATTCGAAAACGACCGCCGCCATTCATGGTTCTAAACGTGATGCGGAATTACAATCTCAAATGCTTGAATTAAAGCATAAAGAGAAGGTGGAAGATTATAATAAGAAACAGCAAGAAAAAGAATTACAGGAACAGCAGCAACAAGCCATGGCTCAACAACAGGCTTCCGCTGGTAATGTTGGAGGAGGCGGAATTTATCCTGGTGGTATGAACGGTCAAACACCTCAGCCATGACAATAATGAATCTCGATCCTCTATCTACATTCCTTGAGAAAGAAGGGAGTGATAAAGCTTTGGCTTTGAAAGAGGATATAGATAACTTACCCATTAAAGTCTACCACGGTTCTCCTAAGCCTCATTTAAAAGAATTGTATAAAGGTAGTTATGTAACAACAGATCCTTCCATTGCTCATAAGATGGGAAGGTTCTACAAATCAACAGGTAAAACTTGGAAAGATGATGATTTAGCAGAACGTTATGGTTTTACACCAGACATTAAGTTTAAAGAAGGAAGAGAACCTGACGGTGAACCTACTGTATATGAGGGAGAAATTCATAAAAAAGATATTGATTTTTTAAACAATCCACACGAGCATAAGACTCTAATTCCTATCCCTATTAAAATATATAAGATGAATAAGACTTCTTCTGCTCATTTTGCCGATGTGAAATTTTCCAGTTTACCTTCCAAGACTCAGGAAGATATTAAAAGATTTGCTAGTGATATTACCGACGATACATTATTGATTCATGCAGGTTATGTGATTAAAGAATTACTCCCGATGGTAGATAAACATAACTTCGATCAAGCTGAGAAACATATTAAGGATACTAAGATTGATGAGAAAGAATTTTATAAATTACTTCCTTCTAAGTATATTTTGATTAAAGATAATAAGATAATTGATGGCCACCATTACGTGGCAAAGGCTCGTAAACTTGGCGTTACATGTTCCTTAAATGTACTGGATTTAACACCTATACGTTTTCAGAAAAAAGCTGCGAATCTATGGGAAGTATTAAAGAATAGGATTTCTTAATGGAAACTACCGTAGGTCACATACTTTTAAAAAATTTGTTACCTAAAGACTTACAGCATTATGCGAGTAAAACATTAGATAAGAAAAACATCGAAGCACTGTTCAAGGATATTACTGTTCATCATCCTGAACAGTTTAATCATTTAGCTTCTGAAATTGCGAGATTCGGGTTTGAAACTAGTACTAGGCAAGGTTCTTCAGTTTCTTTAGAAGATTTAAAATCTCCAATTGATAAGAATAAACGATTTGATGAATTAGAAGCTGAAATAGCAAAGATTCGAAAAAAGGGGTTATCCAAGGAAAAAGAGAATGAAGAAATATTAGAAAAATATTTTGAATTCACTTCAACAATGGATAAAGACATTATTGAAGAAGGCTTAAAAAAAGACAATACATTAGCCAAGATTATTAAAGCAGGTGCCAGAGGTTCAGTGGCTCAATATCGTTCAACCGTAGCTTCTCCTGGGTTGGTCTTGGATTCTAAAGAAAATCCGTTAGTAAATTTTCCAGTTAAGCACTCGTTTAGTGAAGGATTATCTTTACCGGAATACCTAATTACTTCATATGGAGCACGTTCTGGAGAATTGAGCAAGAAGGTAGGTACTGCGAAAGGAGGCTATTACGCAAAACAGACGAGTAGATCTTCATTAACCATACAAGTTGTTGAACATGATTGTGGGACAGCTAATGGTGTACCTTTTCCAGTTAGTGATAGAGACTCGATAGGCTCTTTTTTAGCACATCCAATTCAAGGTTACAAAAAAAATAATGAGATTACTGCTGAAGTATTAGCCGACTTACAAAATAAAAAAGTATTCCAAATCGTCGTAAGATCACCTTTAACATGTCAATCATCCAAACAATTTCATAATGGTGCAGTTTGTCAGTTATGTACAGGTATACGAGAAAATGGATTACCTGAGATTGGCAGTTATGTTGGTGTTATTGCAGCGGGGTCTATTTCTGAACCGTTATCCCAGAGTCTACTAAATCGGAAGCATACAAGCGGAACTGCTTCTGGTACAAGTACTTCTGTTGGTTTTGACCTCATCAATCAATTGGCAAATATACCTAAAAATTTTCCCGAAGGAGCAACAATAGCTAGTCATGCTGGAAAAATTACTTCGATCAAAAAAGCAGATGCAGGTGGTCATTATATTAACGTGGATAAGACAGAACACTATGTTCAACCGGGATTTAATATGCATGTTAATCTTGGGGATGAAGTAGAGGCTGGTGATGTTCTTTCTGAGGGGGTTATTGACCCCAGTGAAATTGTTAAACATAAAGGTATTGGAGCAGGAAGAAAGCATTATGTAGAGGCCATGCACAAAGCTTTTAAAGAATCAGGAATTGGAGTCAATCGTCGTAATTTTGAATTAGTAGCTAAAAATGCGATTGATCATGTAAAGATTATTGATCCATCTGGCTTAGGAGATTATTTACCCGATCAGATTGTTAGTTATCAAGGTTTGGAAAAAAGTTATCATCCTAGAGAGAATAGTAAATTAATGAGGATCGATGTAGCTAAAGGCCATTATTTGGAAGAACCTGTGTTACATTTTACAATTGGTACATTGATTACAAAATCTGTTATCGAGGAATTGAAACGTAATGGTGTTGAATCGATAAATGTTAATGAGCATAAACCAGGTTTTGAGCCTGTAATGCAACGTCTTCTTGATGTTCCGGAATATGAACCGGATTTATTTCACCAACTGTATTCTACATATTTAAATAAACGATTGTCTACTGCTGTTAATACGGGTGTTGGTGCGAGTAGTGATTTAAAAGGACCATCTCCAATATTAGGGCTTGCGTATAGTAAAGGTTTCGGTTCAGGCCAATATTAGAAATAAAAAGCTTTAATCCTTAGAATATAGGTTGTAATATAATAATTATGGCATTTAAAAAGCATTCTGCACCTACAAAGGGTGATGAATTAGAATCCTCTTTCTTTCAATTGAGTTACAACCTACTTCAAGACAAGTGTAAGGCTTTGCTGCCATATTTAATAGGCTTTGAAATAAAGGACAAAACTGATGATGGTACGAAAGCTTTGGGAATGTTTGGTTTTCGCGGAGATGAAGGACAAATATTATTTGTTCCTGTATTCTTTGTCAACGGTTCGGTAAAGGGTCTGGATATTTTATATTCTCGTGATTCCGAGCAGTTTTATCCTTTGAATGAGGATTTCGTAGAAATGTTGATCGGCAAAGACAATCAGCAAGCAGGTGCAAAGTCAAACGAGTCTCGTCAAAGTGTCATGGCTGACAATTCGACGAACGGTATTCTCGATATGGTGCGTCCTCCTCGTACTGGAAAATATACGTATGCCAGCAGTGATGAGTTTCCTACACTTTTGGAAATGATTGAAAAACATGATCGTAACATCAAATACTCATGTTTGGACTTTATCAAGAATTCCGATAATTTTGTTAAGAAATCGTTCGATTCCCTCTTGAGCAGGAATTCAGATTTTCTAGAAACATTGTTGAGATATCATTCAGTTGAAAAGATCGCTGAGGCTTTGGTGCCTAAGGTATTACCTCCTAAAGACAAACCTGGAAAAGAGTATCGGGATGCTGATCAAGTAAAATTGATTAATGAAGGTGAAACAGACAAGGCAAAGGTATTGGACGAGGCAGAGAAACAGGAATTGGCTACCAAGGGTTTTGTTATAGTCGATAAACGACCAGAGGAAAAGAAATCGAAATTTGCACCTGTAAATCTAGCTTTAAGTTTTGCCAATCCTTCGGTTTCTGGATTTTACCCTTATCTTACACAATCTGGTGAAATACGTTATGGTCTGGTTCTGGTTAAACCTGAGCAACTGAATTTACATTTTACTTTAGATGACTCAATAGTTGTCGATTTGGACGCAGATAAAAAGGGTAAGGCATATATCGTCGATACCAAGAAATTGTTTGTTAAGAATCTTATCGTTGTTCAAGATTATAAAGACGTTTATCGTGGGTTTGAAAATCCTTCCGATGTTAAACCTGGATTTTCAGAAATTTATGTTTTAATTAATGAGAATTTGAAAGCTACCCAACCCTTTCGAATAATCGCTAATTTTAAAGACTCCTCAGGTATTCGGCGTTTGAATGTAGAACCCTGGCAATCTTACGAACGTACAACATTGGATAATTACGGTACAAAGCCGTTAAAAACTGGAGAACGTCCGGGTAGTGTGCACAGCTTACCAGATGGTAATTATTATAATAATCCAAAGAAGGTTTCTAAACAATTTTTGGTAATGACCAAGAATGTTGGTGATAAATTTACTATCAAAGGTGAAACGACTTACGTTCCTGCAGGCTATAAGCTTTTAAAACTTGATCTGACCAATGTATATGACTCGAATGGTGGAGTAGATGAGGATTATGTAAGAGGTAAGCCAGGTGGTCTGGATGCTTTGAATGTTGCATTGGGCGAACGCCAAGTATATCCGATGACTATTCATAATAATGGTAGTGAATATTTTGTTAGCGTAAAGGATGTACAAAAACGGTTCAAAAATGATCGTATGGCCAAGATCGGTATGGTTATGGATTTTGGATTGGGTTATAAAGAAGCTTGTGAAGTGATTGATAATATTCGGCCTACTTACAAAGTTAAGGGTTATCTAAAGGTTGCGGATACAGGAGCTTATCCTGCACAGCCAATTGAAGAAGTACCTTATATTAATGAATTTGGTACGCCTACTTATCAGGGATATGGTACGGAAAATGTGGCACCCATCGATAATTATTACGACAAAGATCCTACGAGAATGGGGTTGGGTGTAAAACCAGATGTCGAGGGTATCGATACTGAAATCAATAAAGCTATTCAAATGGCTCAAAGTGGGCAGAAAGAAGTCTTTGATTCTCATACAATTGCTACAATGGCTAAGTACGTTAATCCTTCAGACAAGATCACGGAATATACTCCTAAACTTTTAGACGCTCTTGATAAGCTGGGTAGACTATTATTCCTTACTCATTGGGAAGTCGATAAATTCACACAGATGTATGGTCGTGATGACATGCCCAAGTTCATTGAATTATTGACAGATGTATTCCGTAATCTTGGTGATACAATTATTTTTCTTAAACGTAAATCTCCGGATTTGACTATTAATATGGGTCAACAGGATGCATTGGATGTTTAACATGGTTGACCAATGGCAAATGAAAAACCACAAAACAGTCCTTCCGATATCGCTAAAAGTTATGTTGCCCTCCATACTTTAAGAGATTATTTATATCAGCAAAAGCCAAAGAGTTTATTAGCAACTGATTTCGTTGAAGATATTCCTTCGTTAAGACCGTTTGGTTCTGCGTTTTCAAACATACTGCCGTCTGCAGCAATCATTTCCAAAGATCCTGCTGAACGGCATAAGCAAATCAATCAAGCGTTACACAGCATACGTCAGGCTTCAAAGAAAGACCATCCTGTAGCACAGGAAGCATTAGCATCGGCAGCAAAGTTTGGCTTGGGCAGTATTCCATTATCATTGGCTTTTGGATTGGCTGAAAAGTCGTTACATATTCCCAAGTTGCATGAAATGCTTAGAGGGCAAAGACCTAGAGTGACACTCAAAGAAAATTTTGCTACTCCAGAAAAACGTAAGGAGTTACGTAAGTATCTGGGCGACTCGGTAAAAGCAGGAGTTGTACAGGGAGCCGTTTTTGGGGCAACACCTGTATTATTAAGTAATTCTTCAAAGTTTGATAAAAAACATTTGGATTCCGCCGCAAAGGTATTGAATGAACATCCAAATATCTCTGCTTTACCGGGAGCGGATTTAGCTGCTTTAAATAATCAGAATAAAAATAAAAAGGACAATCCAACTTTTGATCATTTGAAGAATATGACTTACGGGGGGTTGGCAGGAGGAGGGGGAGCATTAGCCGTTCAAGGAAGTGCAATGGCTAGTAAATATCTAAGTAATCAAATTGCACCAACTCTCACAAAGATACATAATTCCAGAAATCATGGATTATTGAATTTCAATAGATGGTTGACCCCACGAGGTAAATCATCTATTGAATTGAAAGGTACAGGACTCAGAGGGTCAAAAGAATTAAATAGAAAAGATCCTACACATTTTAAACAAATTCATAACACGTTAAAGAAGCATTTCCCTACCAATTTTAAACCTCATTTATATAATAAATCGGAGATTCTGGAGCCTTTGACTTGGAAATCGATGAAAAAACCTGTTTTAGGTTTAGCTGCTTTAGGTGTAGGATTATCAGGGTTAGGTTCTTATCTATCTCATCCTGCACATAAAAATGAATAATGTGGTGGTATTCTCAAAGATTGGCTCGTTCTTCAATCGTCCAGATTGGCGTTGGCATATCTTTTTGAATCCATTCAATAATTTTAAGCCCAATACGTTCTTACCTCATTTAAGAACAGCCAAAAGATTATCCACACAAAAGTATTGGAATACAGACCATGGTAAATATCTAAAGAGATTTGCTAAGCACACGGATAATACCATAACGTTTAATACTCGATTATCCGAAGACAGTCAGCGTATCTTTGACGAGTTGGATGAGGAAGATCAACGAGTATTCATTGACGAACAAATATTACAATTACGATCTGAAGGGTTATCGAGATTTACCTTTAATAAACCTGAAAAATTATCAATCAACAATTGGCAGTGGCGTTTAAAGTATATTAACCGCATCGATGATGATTACTTTCAAAGAATCATTAAGCATTTTACAAATATCGAGCATAATGAGTATATTGAAGAAGCTATCAAATATAAGTATTCAGATGCTCACGAAACGCTTTTACGGTATATTGGTTATTTGATTTATATCGAAGAACCAGATTGGAAAATCGCTAAGGAATTAAAATTCAAGATTCAACAAATTACAGCGATTCGAAAACTATTTTTTGATTTTAGTAATGCTCCAAGAAGTACGGTTGGTAATGCAGCCTATCTAAGGCAATTGGTAAATAATCATATTTTTAAAGAGGCGGATTTCAACACATTCAAATCAATGAATCGATTAGGTATTATTGCGTTAAAAGCTAAGGCAGACATCAAGACTTTGAACGAACCGGAACTTAAAGTATTTTGTAAGGATATGAAGCTTAGCCCGTTAGAAAAATTGGTGACTCTGGATAATTCAGTACGTTCTAGTCAGGACGCACGAGCATTTGTCAGTATATCCAATACATTTTCGAATTTACAACTTGAGCATGATCGATTGAACTTTTTGAGAGCTAGAGAAGAAAATGAACGCATGAAAACCGAAAAGCTCAGAGGAGAAATCAGTTTGAATTCCGGTAAGGATGTATCAACTGACGAAACCACTCTGTTGCTTTTGGATACGATTTATAAAGAATCAATCAAAAATAACGCACCACCAAATATCAAGTCCTTTGATGAGATCGTTAAAGATTAGAATTGAAGTACTAACATATATAAGTCATAATTAAAAATAGTTTATGGACAAGCAACCGAATATTTTAATCAAAGAAGCCTTACAACAAGCCGTCCAGGAAATTAACAACGGCATTACACCTACGGAGGCTTTAAAAAAAGCTGCTGAATATTATGATTTGAATCATAATTTTATTCAACGTACCGGTGAAGCTTTGAATACCGCGTTGCATTATCATCATTTCAAAACGGCTAGCGATAAAGCGGCTGAATTTCCATTAGCTGATATCAATAAGGTAGTTAACGATTTATATAACGAAAACGAAAAGACGGCTAATCATCAGAAATCTGATTTTTTCCCATCTAACGAGTTGTTTAACCCAATTCCAGATTTGGATAAAATCTTTAATCGCCCTCAGTATAAGGAAGCGTATTTAAAAATTACAAACGCTCCTAAAGATGTAAAGCCTTCATTGTCATACAAAGCGGTTTTGGAAAAATCTTCGAATTACATTCGTGATCTGGAAAAACAAGTAACGAATGCTCAGATTAAAGAATCCGAAGCAACATTGAATATTGACGCAGCTTTCTTTAATTTGGCTAACACTTTTAAAAAGGATGCAGGTTACAGAACATCGTTTGAAGAATTTGAAAGCCAGGCGTTCTCGAAGTTTGGAGAGAAATCGCTACCATATCTGGATTTGATGTACAAGCATTCGGAATTGAAAGAAGATCGTGGTGTACATGATTCCGGTTATATAATGTTTGAGGAATGTCCTGAATTGAAGAAGTTTAGTAAATTTTTTGAATACGTTGATCAGGTTGACGAGATCAAAAAAGAAGCTAGTGATGCTTTGGAGAATCTGACATTCGAAAAACAATATATCTCTGAAATTTATAAGAGTGCAGAGGATTTAAAAAAAAAGAATAACGAGTTGGTGGTAGAACCTGCTGTCGAGAAAGAAGCAGGAATGATGGATATCTTCAAGCACGTTCAAGAGCAGTTAAAGAACGATCAACGAAAGAGTCCTGGTACACATGTTAATCATGATTTAGATAAGTTTGAGCAACAGGCCATACTTCAGGACATCATATTAACTGACCCGATTTTAAAACATGAAAATCCTCACAAGGTAATAGAAGCCTACGAACAGATAGCTAGATTAGCTCCTGACCTATCAAGGGAAAAACCTGTTGTAGTCTCTTTAATTCGTCAGCTTTTATCAGGGCAAGCCTTAGCTCCTCATGCCAGTAATATGTTAGTTGAGAATAACATTAATATGCTTAAACTCAAGGGGTTACAACAAGGATCTCCTCAACAACACAATAAATAAAAATCTATGCCTGTATTATCTGAAGTAAATTCCATCAATGATAAATTATGGACGGTTACAATCTCGATCCAACCCGGTTCATTATCTCAAGCTGATGCACAATTACTTGCTAAATTTGGTGAACCTTCAATAAATACGGGGGCGACTTTGGAGAGTGGAGGATTAGCTTATACACTTCCGAATAACTATATTCGAGTTGTTTCTGATATGCCTTATATCCAAACATTCGATTCCTCTACAGCTCCATTTAATCAAGGATTTAGTAATACAGCATTACAAGTAAATGCATTTATAACGTATTTTAATGCTACATATCTCGCTGCTTTCGTGGCACTTAGGACGAATGTGGATACATGGTCGGGGCAGTCATTGGTAACTATTTAATTAATTTTTTTATGAAATATCAGAGAATTACATTAGAAAATATTTCTAAAATTAGAGATACATACCTTGAAGGTAATAGTACTCCCGAAGTAAGTGCTCTATTAGGAATTTCTGAAGGGTCTGTTCAACGTGTTGTTAAGGAGTTAGGGATTTCTCGCCCGCTTTCAGAGGCCACTAAATTGGCCTTGACTAGGGGGCGAGGCGTTCTAACAGAACAAGGTAAACGATCTAAACAAGAAAAATTAAAAAAACGTAAATATAAAAAAGGACCTGACCACTATCTGTATAAGGCAGAGACTATTCGGGAAGGTACGTGTTTTTATTGTGAAGAATTATTTAAGTTATCAAGCCACCAAATTTTTTGCCTGAACCACAACGAAGATGGTAAATATAAAGTTTTCTGCTCTGCCAAATGTCATAATCAATTTCAGAAAGAAGAAATAGGTTATGGTGTATTTAATTGTCTTTTTTGTAACGAAGAAGTCGAGGTTAAGAAAGGTATGTTAAAGCGGCGTAAGTTTTGTAGTGGTAAATGTGCCGCACTACATCAATTAAAATACGGGAATCGTGTTTATGGGGTTGAGACAAGTATTGAAAAGACGATGAGGGAGATGCTTGAGAAGAATAAAATTGAATTTGAAACACAGAAGGATATAAAAGGAACCAATACTATACCTGATTTTTTTATTAAACCTGATATTTGTATTTATTGTGATGGCGATTATTACCATTCTTCAGATAAAGCAAAGTTAAAAGATATGAAGTTATCCAACGAACTTATGGATTTAGGGTATCGTGTAATTAGGTTTCCCGGCTCTCAAATTAATTGGAATATTGGTCGAGTAGAAGATACGCTTTTTGAATTTATAAATGAACCTAAGTATACATTTAAGAACATTCCATTAAATTTACTTAAAAAAGATAAAGATATGTTTTCTGGGTCTACAGTAATTGCTTTTCCATTCCCGAAAAATAGAGAACCTTTGTTAGTAAAAATTCAAGAACAACCAAAATCACCTATCGAAGAAGAATTAGTAACCGTATAACCATATGAATATGAACGATAAAAATAAAAAATCTGATGCATTTGCCCCATTCGACAGAGCCTCCAGCGGGGCTTTAGGTTTAGGTTTCTCTGGATTATTAAATCATAACAAGCAACCCGCGCAACAAACTACTAATGTTAACGTTCCAGCACAATAATAAATTTCCCTACATCCTAATCTTATGAACAAAGAACAATCAATCATTAACGGATTCCTTAAAGCTGCAATGGCTAAAGGATATACTCAACACGAAGCACTAGAAATTTGTAAACAGGCAAATACTTTGGAGGCTGTCATAGAAGCTTTAAGTCGTGGGGCAGGCAAAGTTAAAGATTTTGGTATGAATCGTGTAAACGATGTTTATAATATTCCGGAGAATTTTACAAAAGCTACAGATCTCTCAAAACAGTTAAATCCACTAAGAGCAAAGAGTCCTACTCTAAAAGGAGAATCACCAGAACTTACAGCATTCTTACGAGATAAAGCTGATGAAGAAGCTAAACACTATATGGGATTAGCTAAAGGTGTAGGTACCGTTGGTGCGGGGTTAGGTGGATTAGGACTAGCTGGTTATGGGGCCGCACGAATGATGTCTGGTAACGATCAACAACCTTCTTACAAGCAAGCAAATTTGGGGGGGGGCAGCTAAGAGTATAATAGGTAGTACGTTTAATAAAATGAAAAACTTTGCTTACGACCATCCAGTAGCGAGTGGTACAGTACTAGGTACGGCACCTGTACTTGGGTTGGCCACTGTGTTAAATAGCGCAAATAAAAAGAAAACTGAAGAACCTAAGACTAGCTAATCATGCCTAGTTTATCTAAAAGCCAACAACGGTATATGGGTATGGTTAGAGCCTTGCAAGAAGGTAAGCTCTCTCCTAATAAGGTGTCTCCAAAATTACGTGAAACAGCCAAGGAAATTTCACCACAGGATGCTCATGATTTTGCGATTACAAAGCATAAAGGTCTACCTGAACATGTGAAGAAGGCTGAAGGATTTAGTGTAGGAGATTTTAATACAGGAGATTTTAATACAGGGGATTTTAATACAGGGGATTTTGCGGCTAATTTAAAAAATACGCAGAAAGAATTTAAGCAGAAGTCAAATATTTCTGCTTCTAAAGCTAGAGAATATGAAGAACGCTCGGATGCTTTAACGCATAGTAGTAAGCTTTATCCTAAAGGATATAAACATTGGGTAAAAAATTTTTCTAAGAAACCTGATAATCAAAATGTACCATTAAGAGATAATACCCCTGGGCATTTAAGAATTTTGGAGAAGGATCAAGATATTCCATGGCAGGCAATTCCGATTAAAGATTATAAATCTCCATTACACACCAAAATATTTTCTCATCTATCGAAGCATAAATTACCTTACGGAGTAGCTGCTGGTATAGGAGCTTTAGGAGCAGGGGCATACGGTGTACACAAATTAATGAAGAAAGAATCTGCACCTATCATTACTCCAGAGATTGCTGCAGTTATTGATAAAATATTTAATAATACTGGCTCAACATCTTTTTCTGCGCTGACAAAAAATTTAGGTAGAGCAAGAGGAACAGCTTCAAATATAGTAGAACAAGAAGGGAATGAGGCGTTTCCATTAACGCAATCACGTACTCAACCACGAAGAGAAGAATTTACGATCAAATCTGTGCAATCTCCTTCTCCGAATAATTTTGAAGGACTGGGTAACATGAACGGATATACTTATAAACAAGCTCAAGAACAGTATATTACAGGATTTGCTAAACAAGCATTTGCACATGGGTTGAATGTAGAGGGTACAAAGGAGTTAATGATCAAAGCAGGGTTTGTTAAGGAAGCATTTTTAGTTCCACTACTAATGCGACTAGGTGCAATGATTGGAGGAGGATGGGGGGCAGAGGCACTAGGCGCAAGATTAGCCGCTAGATCGGCAATAGCAAAAAGAGAAGCGGCTGCGGCTATGGATTCTATGCCTGGTCAAGTATATGGTCCTCCAATCGACCCTAATGTAGCAAAGAAATTTAATGTTAAATCAACGATCACACCAAAAATTAATACATGGGCAGATAGAGGAAATCAAATTTTAAATAGTGTAGGGGATTTTCATTCGAGAAATAGTTGGATAGCCCCTAATGCAGGAGGTTTAATTGCTCCTTTACTAGCAGAGCCTTTCATTAGTAAATTTGATACATCTACGGAACAATCTGAACCTTCTCAAGCTCCTCCTGATCCTTTGAATAATTAATATGGATATACAAAAATTTAAACAAGGCTTTTTAAAATCAGCAATTGCTAAAGGTTATACCGAAGCACAGGCTTTGGAAATATATAACAAAGATTTGGAAAAGTATGCTGATAATTCGAATATTAAAGATATTAAAAGATATAGTTATTCAGATGGTTATGACTCATATGATGTACCATTAACATCTAATTTTGTAAAAAAGCATAAATTTAAAGATAATAATATTAATGTAGGGTTTGACCACTCTGGTAATATTGTAGGTACAGGTATGGATCATGCTTTATATGAGTTATCTAATAAACCAACTAAAAGTACATTACCCGAAACTTTAATTTCTGGAGGAGTAGGTTCGGCATTAGGTACAGGTTTATCAGGTGCTTTATCTAAAGGCCATGGCACATGGAAAGAAAGATTATTGACGGCTTTACCATCCGCACTTCTAGGAGGGTCAGTGGGAGGTTTACTAGGTAATGAAATAGGAAACGCAATACGTAATGGAGATAAAGATAGTGCTAAATACGAAATCCACGATGCTATGAGAAAAGCGTATTTTAGAAATTATGTGGATAGAGGTATGATGGATAAAAAAGCTGCCGATCAATACACGCCAGAAGACTATCAGCAAATCAAGCAACTACTTGCCTCTAAAGGCTATAATCCGCAATATAACATTGATGATACACACCCATATGCTAGAGAGTATAATCAGAAGTTAATGCAACTGAGAGATAGTAATTTCAATGCTAATCCTGAAATACAGGGATTAAAATCTGGTGTTGGACATGCTGCTCTTGGGGGCTTAGGAGGTTATGGTCTAGGTCATGTAGCTGGTGAATTCACTAAACGATTTGCTAATCCAAGTATTGCTAAACATTTACCAAGATGGGGTAGGGCTGTTGGAGCGGCTGTAGGCGCACTAGGAAGCGGTTTATCGGGTTATCATAATGCTAAAGCGCAAACATCTGCGGTTAAAAAATTAACAAACCCTACAGCTTTACGTCAGACTTTCGATCAATTGTCAGCCGAACGACAATATGGTAATAATCAGATTGGTCAATATCGTGCTTTGTAGTATTATAAATTTATGCCTTCAGAAATTAATAACGAACATATACAAAAACTACTGCACAATTATCTTTCGCAGAAGAATCCTGATTTAACAGATTTTGACAAGCAAGATATTGATGGTCTATTGCACGACGCTCTTACGGGTGTGGAGTCTGCTCAATATTTGACAGGGCATAAAAAGAAGGAAGTTGAAACTTTTTATGATAAACATCCTGTACAAGCGACTGTTCAAGATACATTGAATAAAGCACCTGCATTAGCAGCTGGAGCAGTTGGATTACAGACTGGTCATAGTTTAATTAAAGATTTTTTATTGAAACGTAAGATTGATAAAGCAATGAAGGGGTCAGACAAGAAACCGGGAATGTCTGCTTTGACATCTGAAGACTATACAAAGAGTCCAGATTTACAACGGGTATTTCGCCATGCTACAAAGGAAGTTGATGGTAAACGTCAATTCAATCCCCAAAAAGATCCTGGTGTTTACGCGGATACTTACCAGAAATTGAACGTTGGTAAATCAGAATTACAGAAGCCAAATGCTACTGGCCCACTAGCCGATTTACTTCAATCTTCAGGTCGTAAGGATGAACGATTGGTAAGATTGATGAGTCAACATTTTCCAAAAGATACATTGGGTAATGGAGAGGTAGCAAGAAAAGATTATTTTGGACGAATGGCTCAAGAGCTAGGTGGTGTGAATTCTTCAAGGGCTGCAAATATTGGAAAAGAAACAGCCAAACGTATAGCAGATCCAAATATGCATTTCAAGAATATGCTATCACATGTCAATCCAAGATTAGCTATAGGTGCGGCAGGAGTGGGTGCGGCAGGTCTTGCATTAACACCTGTTATCAGTTATCTTCAAAAACACGTCTACGGTAAAGATAAGGTAAAAGATTGGATGAAGAACAAACGAATGACCGAAGGAAAATTCGATTAACATGAACACTGAAGACGATATTACAAAAATATGAATATACTAAAAGGTGATGAAGAAGTGGTCTAGTCACGATAAAGATATAACTATGAATTCTGATTTTATTAGAGGGTTTACTAAAAAAGCTAGATCATATAACTATGGTAGTAGAGATGTTCTAACTTTCTTATATAAGGGTAACTTAAGAAAGAAAGCTAATAAACAGGTAGTAGGTAGGTTAGATAGTAACGGTGTAAAAAATGTTATATTAAAAGATATTTCGGAACAACATGGCATACCTATTAATTCAATTAATATGCACCATAAATATGTTAAAGATTTAGGTTTTGATAGTCTTGATAGCATTGAACATGTTATGGCTATGGAAGAAAATTTACAATTAACTCATAGCTTACCTGACGATGTATTAGAAAAAGCTACAACACCTCATGAATTTCATACTTTACTTATGAAAAATTATAAATAAATGAAATTATCTGGTTTAATTGACTTATTGGTAGAGCAATCTGACTTTTATTGTTTGGACCCCGAAGTAATTATCCATGAAGACAATACTATTAAATCTCCAAATTTTGAATTAAGTTATTCTACAAAATCCTATCGCGTGGAAAAAGGTGTGACGACAGATTTAAATGCTCCTGGGCTTATAGTTTTAAAATATAAGAATAGACTTACTGAAGAAGAGTATCATAGTAACTATTAATCGAAATGCCTTTAATCAAATTTAGCACTACTGAAGACTTTCAATCCGATGTTGAACCCGTCGCGATTGTGGAGGATAACAAACAGTTATCAAAACGTTCAGGTAGTGAAAAATTTAAAAATATAAAGGTACCAAAGCATCAGACACCTGTGCATTTAATTGCATTAGGAAGCTATGAGGGGACAGGTTGTAATAGAAATTTTGATTATTTTCTAGAGGAGTATTGTCGGAAAAATCACTATACTTTTGTTAAGGCAGGAAGGGCTGTTCATATACAACATAAAAATAAACCTACTGACCCTAAGTATGGAAATGTTTATGGCTCGGATTATAACGAGAAAATGAAACGTGTGGAGTTATTTATTGGTATTGATAGTAACGCTTCTCGGATGGCAAAATCATTGCAAAAACTTGCTAGTGGTAAACAAGTTTCTTATTCGATGGGTAGTAGTCAGACGTTTGATCGCTGCAGTATATGCAGACATAAAAGTTATAATGGTAAGACAGACAGATGCTCACATATTCCAAAAAGATTAGGGGAAATTACTAAAGAGGGAAAAGTTGTTGCGATGGAGAATCCAGATCCGAACTGGTTTGATATTAGCGATGTCGATTCCACGAGGGGAGCAGACAGAATTGCATATTCCCTCAATAAACAAGCTTCTGATTCTATATTGGATACTCCCCAAGTAAGGTATGAAAATAATTTAAAGCTAGCTTCTGAAATATACCTTCCTCCTTCGTTAGTATTATCGAAATATGCTTCCTCGAAGAGGGCATTACTCGATAAAATATCGAAGATGGAAAAACATATCGATGCGATAGCTTCTGGTAAAGTAACCAATTCAAAAGATAAATATATCAAGGAGCAGGCTTCAAAATTAAATTCGACACCTGCTATATCTGATACTACGATTTCTGAGTTACGGGCATTTACCGATCATACCAAGTTATTAAAAGCATTAGCTGACAAGGGAATAATTTTTAGCCCTGAGGAATTTTATAAATATATCTTTGATAACAAGCTTGATGATTCTTCGTTGAAGGGTATGAAATCTCATTTACCAGATATTCATGAAGAGCTAGCAAAGGATGATCAGGAAATTAATAACGATGATATGTATCCTGAAGAGGGTAAATTACCCTTACGTTTAATTGAATTGATTCGAAGCCTTACGGACGAACATTCATTATTTGATGGTCCTGCTCATAATCGTATTATTCGTATTACGATGATCAAGAAGGTTCCAGGGGAATTGAAAAAAGAATCTTCAGAAAAGTCGGATTCATTATTTGCAAAACAATTAGCTTTGAAGTATGCGAACTATCAATTGAGTGCATTATCATACTTGAATGACAATGATAAACTAACAGACGATCTAATTATTAATACATTAATATTGAATAGAGGATAAATGAATATTTTTCATAGAAAAGGATTTATTAACGCTGCCGTTGATAGAGGCTACACAGTAGGAGAGGCAGAAGTAATTTATAAGCATGCTACTATTGACAAAGAATTACCAAACTATAGAGACAAATATAACACAGATTTAGATGCTCCTGAACAAGCTAAGATTAGAAATTATTTAGTAGATAAATATTATAGTGATGATGCGCCAGATTTATATTTAGATAAATCTAAAGCCTCTACGAGAAGTGGCGCAACTGCAGGAGCCGTCGCAGGGTCAGCTATAGGTTTAGGAGTAGGTGCTTTAACACATCAGCCTTTATTAGGACTTTCTGCAGGAGGCTTAACAGGCTCTTTAATTGGAGGGTTTCATGGGTATTCTGTTTCTAAAAGAGATAAAGAATTAAATAATAAATCTTTGACTAATTTGAGGGATCGTATCTTTAAAAGAAAGTTTAATGAGTTATCTGACTATAAATATGACTCACTTAATAAATTAGATGTTGACAATGATGAGTACTTTACCAAATATAAGCCAATAGAAAATTCTGTATTTGAAGACAAAGATTACCAGAAAGATTGTGAGATGCTCCATCGTTTAAAAAAACTTTTGGCGTAAAGAGCATATAGTAGATAAATTAACCTTGTATCTTTAACAATAACCACATAGAATAAAAATAATCAACGGAGCATATATTAAATGAATAAAGTAGCGTTTTTCGAATTTCTCAAAGAAGCCAAACGTCAAGGAGCTTCTGGACAAGACGTAGCAAACGTCCTCAAAGAAGCTTCAGGCGAACAAATCGACCCTCATCAACTTGAAGCATTGTTATCACAATTACCTCCTGATGGTGGGGAAGGACATCCTGAACAAGAAACACACGGACATCCTGAAGCAGGTGGTGCTCCTCAGCTTTCAGAAGAAGAAATCAATCAAATCGCTCAAATCGTTTTACAGCATTTACAAGAAGCGGAATCTCAAGGTGGAGCAGGTGCAGGTATGCAAGGTCTTCCTCCTGAGCATCAAGCAGGGTTGGACGCAGCTAAAACGGCTGAATATATTGGTGAATTTATTAAACGGGCAAATGAGTATGGAATTGGGGCAGAAGCTAGTGTGAATATGTATTGCACGTTTTTGGATAATTCTATTTCTAAATTACAAAAGATTTCCGAATATAATTTAGGAGTATCGAAAGTAGCTGCAGATGTCGATGAGTCCACACTTTCGTATTTTCAAGGTGTTGCAGAGAAAGCAGCTAGTGAAAATTTATCATATGAACAGACTTTAGAGATACTACAGAAATCAGGTGCAGCAGAATCTTTAAAGAATAAGTTTACTTTCAATCAATAATTTAATAACATAATAATAATTCGGAGAATATAAGTATATGGCAAAAATCAATAAACATGCATCAGTCCTTGACCAACTTCACACACTTGTAAAAAAGCAAGCGGAGGCACAAAGCACTGTTGTAGGTCATCCTGGTGCGGACACTAATTTTAAGGGGCCTGAAAAGGCTACTGAGACAATTGATAAGAACACTGTTAAACCAGAAGATAACAAGAACGAATTTAAACAAGAAGCCTCAAAAGAAGAAGCTGGTAAAGTCGTTTCAAAA